CCCGCCGTAACCAGAATCGAGATCGCCTCGCCAGTCGAACTGGCACTGAAACTAACTAACTCGGTGCCTGATGCTCCGGCCGCACCCAACAGTAGATGCCCGAGCGCCACTTCGGCTTTATGCGTAGTGCCGAGCGCGTTGCTTACGTCGCCGTCAATCGTGATCGCGCTGGAGGACGCAACAGCGGCGGCATTGTTCAGCCCCACGGCGCCGATATACATCCAGCCAGCGTCGGTCGATGTCAACGACTCCAACGTGACGCTGGTGACAGCCCCGATTTGCTCGCCGGTCCCGACTACCGAGATCGTGCCGCTGGGGCCACCAGTTATGACCTGGCAGACCGCCGCGCAGTCGGTCGCGGTCACGGTGAAAGAGGCACCCTCGGTGCCATCGGCCAGTCGTGTCAGAATGAAGACTTTGCAGTTGGTGGTTCCGGCTAGGCTCGCCGCTGTGGTAAAGCCGGTAATGGTGCAGGTAGCGGTCGTGCTGTGTGTAGAAACGGCAAAGACGATCAGGTCGCCCGCGACCGTTCCCGTGGGGTTGTTGACGACAGGATTAGTGCCGGTACCCGTCGTGGCAGTCCGTACGGAGAGCCCCGTAACCGCGTCGAGCGCCCTGGTAAGGAGCTGGCTTACGGCCGCAGCGGGCGCGACAACCGAGCCAGCTCCGGCCAGTGGCAGCGTGGCTCTCGTGTACGTCTGAGACGGCACGATTGCTCCTCCGCGTTACTCGCGGGTCGTTACGTAAATGTCCGCGGCGGAGGTGGCGGTCAGATTCCAGATAATCAAACTGCTAGAGACTGGTATCACCAGCCCCGGAAAAGCGAATTGCAGGATGATACCGTTGCCGATTGCTGCCGGTATGGAGATACGCCGCATGAAGTTCGCCGGGATCGTCGGCCCCGTACCCCACGCTATGGCGATGGTCGCGGTCATCGGATCGCCGATGTCATACGGTAACAGCGTAATCGGCGCGGTGGGAGTGACGCCAATCGCTGCCGGTCTGCCAATGCCGAAAGTGCTGGCGGTTGCGGCAGCAATGAAAATGCCGATCTCCTCTACATAGGCGCGGTCGGTTGCGGCCGTCCGCAGTTCCCAAGTCGCCGCCCCAGTGGTAGTGTTGCTGGTTCGCACTGCAAGTGCGCCATGAGCCATAGTTCGTACTCCTTTTCAGATATCGAATGCTGCTACGAGTGCCATTAGGGGCAGCTCCAGGCCAGATTAGCGTTAGCGACAACCACCGTGATGCCGTTGGGCACGGCAAAGGTCGTTGTGCCGGGCGCAAACGTGAGCGAATTCCCGTTGACGGTAACCGGCACGGGGGCTGGGCTATTGTTGACGACTGTCGCTGATGCGACCGCGCCATTGGCGTCGTTGTAGGTCAGTGAGACGGACAGAGTACCGTCCCAGAGAGCGCCAATCGCAACCGTTTGTGTCGCCAACCGTCGTGTTTACTCCTTGTTTAGCTCATCTGGACCGTGAGATTCCCCGAGGGGATGCTGGTTTGCCTATTGGAATGGATGGTACAATTAGTACCAGACATACCGTAGGAAGGTGATCGATGGGTCGGATATGTTTGCCCGCATGCATCTGCACTGTCTGCGGGCAAAGCTTTCATCAACAGAGCCATACGTCCGGCGCCTACTGCAGCCGCGCATGCTATGAACGAATGCGTACTGACTTTCCGGCGCGTTTCTGGGACAAGGTCAATCGCGGCGCTGCTAACGCTTGTTGGCCATGGACCGCGTGCTGCTTTCCCAATGGCTACGGGCAGATCTGCAGCAAGGGGAAAGCTAGAGGGGCACATCGCGTTGCTTGGGAACTGACATACGGGACGATCCCGTCCAACATGAGCGTCTGCCATACGTGTGATAACCGACGATGTGTCAACCCTGGGCATCTGTTTCTGGGAACTACGACAGAGAATATGCAAGATGCCGCCGTCAAAGGCCGAACGCTTGCTGGAGATCGGCACTGGAGCCGCCGCATGCCGGAGCGGCTTGCGCGAGGAGACGCGCATCCTTCGCGAGTGCATCCTGAGCGGGTGGCCCGCGGACTGCAATCCGGTGTCCATACCCATCCCGAGCGTTACCCGCGCGGAGAGGCCAAGCCCAACACGAAGTTGACTAACGTACAGGTAATCGAGATGCGCCATGAGCGGCAGGCAGGAATGACCCTCAAGGCCCTCGCCCACCGCTATGGCGTCGGCATCTCTACCATACATCGCATCGTGACCGGTCAAACGTGGCAATCTATTACGTCTCCGGCTATCAGGACATCTGTACCGTAAGGTTCGAGATAGGGATACTCGGGGTCTGGTTAGCCCCACTCACCGTTATCGTGCCGGGAGCGCCTGCAGTAACCTGCGCAGCGGTAAACACGCCGGTTGTCGGCTGCGTCACCATCGTCAGCGTGTGCGTCTGCCCGACGATATTGTTGTCGAGGAACGTAATCGTGAACGTCGTGCTGGTGGCCGTGAACGCCGTCGCCGTTGGAGTCACGGTTACGCTGCCAACTGGCACGCTCGCGAGCCCCAGCGCCTCGATGTACTCAAGCAGCCCCGCGCCAGTCGTGCCAACCGGAATGGCAGCCGTGTTCGTGCCATCGACCGCAATGACGAACGTACCCGTCGCTGCAGTGGCATTCGTCGCCAATGTGTTGACGGCGTTCGTGCCCTTGAGAGCTCCGAAGTAGTACATGTTACCGGCTGCGAAGGTGGCGCTGTCGCACACCGCGAAATGGGTAGCGGCCGCTGAATAGGCCGCAGTTGACGCGGGGAACGTAACTACTGCTGAGTTAGCAATAGAAGTAGGAGTCGCGCCAGTCGGGGCGTTGGCGAACGCAATCACCGTCCGGGCATAGCCCCCGACGTTGCCCACTTCAGGCATCGTCGCGCCTGTCTGCGAGACCGTTGGCAGCGAGGAGCACAAGCACGCATAGAAGTTCGTTGGGGCTGCGTGCGTGGCGGTGTCGAGTTTTGGGAAACGCTCCAAGTAGATAACCTGTGCGAAGTTACTTAGGTTTGCCATTGGGGTTGCTCCTTATTCGGGGTACGAAAAAAGGCCGCCTCCAACACCCGAGAGTGTTGCGAAGCGGCCACGCTTGTGTTGCGGTGGACCGGTATTCTGTTTGCGGCTGGATTCAGTATACGGCTACGGCGCCGGACCTGTCGCCTGCCGTCGCTCACCGCTGCGCCATTTACGCATGATGTCTGCCGCTTTAATCTCGCCCGCCTCGAAATGCAGCACCACCGGGCCCGTCCGCTTCTCGGCGGCAAACGCCTGCAGGGCTTGCATAAGGTCCGGCGGGAACAGCGGCGGCGGCATTACTGCTGTTCTCTCGGTGGCCGTGCAGGACGCGGTTTCGCCGCCTTCTTAGCGCGGCATGTCGTCCAGTTGCTTAAGTCGCGGTGCCAGGTATACAAACCGTTCCGGCCGATGACGGCGGGGGAGGTTAGCAGTCGTCCGCATCGCGCGCAGGTCGGGGGATCGGTCGTAGGAATCAGCGGGGTCGGCATTGTCGCTATCCTCTCGGCAGCCAATCCGGATCTTCCGGGACGGCCCACAGCGACCAGGCGCCGCACTTCCACGACGCCGGTGTAATCCCGAACTGGGCATACCTCAATCGCCGCCGCTCCACCAGGGCCCGCTGGAATTGCCACGGGAGTTGCGCCAGCGGCGCGGCCGGCAGCTTTGGGCCACCGGTACCGTAGGTGGTGACTTTCGGGCGTAGCTCAAGGTCCAGCTCGCGCTGCATCGCGGTGATAACCACCGCTACGTGCGTATCTGGCACCGGTTCAATCGCGGGCGGGTCGGCGCCGGGATAGTACGCTGTCGGAGAGTCGAAACCAACTAGCGCGTCGTGAATGTCGCGCATTAACTCGTTCGCCAGGTCCTGGAGCCCGGTATGCAACATGGGGGTGCGACCAGCGACGCCAAGCGGCAGCTCGCGCAAGGCATCGCGCCCATCGATGAGCCTGAGCGACGTTGCTAGGGCCGCGTAGGCGGCGCGATAGGTGATGGGTCGCACCAATCCACCGATGAGCACCGTTCCCGCAAATCCTTTGAGCCGTAGGGAATCCGGCGGTACTCCGGGCGAGCCGTTACGCTCAATCAGTCGCATGAACACGCGTGCACGTCGGCCTGCAAGCGGCGATGGCGGCCCGTCCGGGTTGACGAAATACTCGCGCATCGGTGAGTCCAACCATGGATGCAGCGGCCCGCCACCATCTCGCAGTATGGGTGCGGAAGGCGGCCCGAACAGTGCGTACGGTCCCCAGCCGACGATAACCGGCACGGCTGCTTACGGACTCACGTCAGGTGACGCGGTCCGCCCAGCTTGGTCGGGACAGATCTTGAGCGGATCGGTGTACCTGTCCGGCCACGCGCTGGGTGTCGGCGCCGGCATCACCGGCGTTTCCACGGGGGTTGCGACGTCTGGGTTAGCCATCACTACTCTCCTTGCCCGTGCAGCCGCTGAACCACCTCGGCTCTGCCCGGCTGCGCTATAGGCTCCTCTGCATCTGGTAGTGGACACACACCACCGTTGAGCGCGAATCTCGCCGCGAAGCTCTTCAGTAGGATAAGTGCACCAATCATGAGCCCGTTGGCATCCTTATCCGCTTGCGGGATGCAATAGTCGATGACCAGGCAGTCGCCCCTCGAAAGTTGGAGCACTGCATCGGGACGATTGTCCCGATGGCAGACATGCAGCGCCTCAGCGATACGATCGTTCAGATCGAGTGACGCCGGCGGAAACATCCACTCGCCTTGCCGCGGGAACTCATGTCTTGTGTACCTTTGGATCAACCACATCTCGGCGTAGGTGAAGGTTGTGGGAACTGCCGTGTCTGCCATTGCTATCCTCGTGGTGGCTGCGGTGGCGCCGAATGAGCGGAATCTATTGTGCCTTCGATAGCAAATCTACTGCTAAGTACCGCCACGATCGCCGTAGCAGTAGCAATAACCAAGGTCTTAGGTGAATCAGTCGTGGTCCACGTCGCAAGAAACGTTGTCGCTCCAACCAGCAGTGCGGAAAGCACGGCGCGAATAGCCGCAACCGTGAACGGTGACTTGCCGGGGGGCGCGATCACGCTACGGGTCACCCACGGCGCGAAGGGACTATATGCGACCGTCGAGGTTGCGCTGCCGCTTGTAGATGTGCCCGGCGCCGCCGCAGCAGCCGGTACCCACACCGGCGGCAGTCGCTGGATAGCCGGCCCGGGACTGCCCCGTCGCGCTGCCGCCTCTCGTTCCGCCATCTCGGCTTTCGTTCGGGTCATTGTCAGGTTCCCTTTCAGCTCGGCTCATACATGTAACAGTTGTGATTCGGGCATACCAGGCGTCCTGCGCGCGTGGACCAGACCAATACCGTGTGGCAACTGACACAACCTCCGAGGGTCTTCACGGTACGAACGGCACGAGCGCCTCCTGCAGTCCTGCCAGGTTCGGTGGATCGCTGGCGATCTGCTTCACCATGTAAATCAGGTCGTTATTGTCGGGCACCTTCACCACAGGCACCGGCACGCCGTACTGAAGGAACTGATCGATGGTCCCGTTGAAGATGTCCAGGTCTACCGGGCCGCTAATGCCCGGAACCGCACCGCTACTACTGTGCTGCCACGCGGCCAAAAACGGCCAAGGGGCCGGAGTCGGCGGTTCTACCGCCTGATAGGACGCGAGCCACAAGCCGTAGTCCGCAAGCGCCGACGTTTGCAGCCCGTGGGGAACCATGTGCCACATGCCCGAGTAGAACAGCGGCCGACAACCTGCTGCGGCCTCGACATGCTGGAGCCACGTCAGCGCCCAGCCGGAGAGGTCGCCGGTGGCGTGCTCGTCTTCCATGTCGAGTGCGAGCACATCGCCAGGTTGCAGGTCCGTCACGATCGACAGGAAATAATCGGCCTCGGCCTCGGGAGTGTTCCGGCTCGGTCGCGCGAAATGGTAGCAGCCACGAGCAAGCCCCGCCGCCTTCATGCCCCGCCAGTTAGCAGCAAAGTACGGGTCACGGTAGGTTAACCCCTCCGAAGCCTTTGCTATTCCGAACTGGACGCCGCTCGCTGCGACCGCGGGAAAATCGATAACGCCGTTCCAGTTGCTCACGTCGATCCCGGGGATGGTCACTGCTTCCGCTCCTTGCCTTGAGACAGTATTTTGCAGCCGTATGAGCAATACCGTTTGCCGGCGCGACCCAGGATGTAGGAATCTCCGAACAGCGGTTCGCCGCACCCGTCGCATATCGGCTGGCGTGGTGCGTACTCAAGCGTTAGCGTCACGGCTTGCCTCCGGGCCCTGCCGCCAGAAGACGGCACGAGTAAGAACAGAATCGCCGCATTGAGAACAGACTGGGCACGAACGTGTCTCCATACAGCGGTTCACGGCAGTAATCGCAGCGCGGCGGCGGGCGGTCCTTTACCAGCGTCACGTCGTCACCCGTCCTATTCGCGCCGGCCGAGCCTGCAAGGCACAGAATCCAGAGCAGTACATTCGGTTGTCTTGGCCTTGGAACGTCGTACCCGCCAACGCTCGCCCGCAATGGCCGCACGTAGCAGGAACCACGGTCCCGGTAGCAATCTGTCCCGTTGTGTAGGTAGCTTTTGTCTCGCTCACTGCTTTACTCCCAACCCAGACGCCGCCCGACTCGCAGCGCAGTACTCGCCGTAGGTCAGCCAGACGTGCAGGTGGTCAGGCACCGGCATTGCGCAGCCCCAATCGCATAGCCGCAACGGCTGATTCCAGTGCAGCCACGCGGGGCGCGAGGTCCGATGGCGGCGGCTGCGGAACCGGTGGTGGTGGTGGCGGTTGCGGAACTGGCGGCGGGGCTGCCACGTAGGCACCGAGCACGTTATTCCCGGCGGGGTCCGCGTAGCCCTGCACTACCCACGGCCCATACGTCTTTTGAATCCAAGCGACGATATCAGCGTTCTCCATGCCGGTAGAGTCCTCATACCAGCCCTGCCCAGTCGGGTCGCTGATTGTCTCAGCCACCTCGTGACCTTCGACCATCGTCGCGCCGACGAACGGGTCACCCTGGTTGCAGCCCTGACAGTCGGAGGCCGGCTGAATGGTGTACAGCACCAGCACTCCGGCCACCATCATCGAGCTATGGTAGCCGCAATACGCGGAGCAACTGGAGGAGCCGCCGAGCTGCGAAACAACGCCGTCCGGCAGCATGAGCGAGTAGATGGTTGAACCGTCCGGGCCCGGAACCATGTTGGCCGTAATGATGCTTTGTAGGTACTGCTGCAACTGTGCGTCGGAGTACGTGCCAGGTGCCAACGCGGGCCCCTCGTAGCTGCCGACAAATGCACCGCCTGAACAACCGGCATAGGTCAACTGGGAGAGATAACCGCGGGTCATCAGTTCCGTGCAGAACGTGACGAACTTGGCCCAGTCGCCCCACCAGGTCGGACCGACACGTACCACCACCAGCTTGGGATGGGCGATGGTCAACCCATTGTGGAATTGCATGGTGTGAGCGCCGGCACGAAAGTCTACCGGTGTTGACACAAGGTCGCTATCATCCACCAGCGGCGTGATTTGCATGCCGTCAAATGGACCGATCTTCCGGGCCGCGTCAAACGCTGATTCAGCCATCGTCTACTTCCTTCCGCAAATGCTTGGACACGGTTATCGGCTCCCCGCGGATACGCGCGTCGCACCGGACGCAGATACCCGCATGGCGGCTGGACGTGCCCTTGAACGAAATCTTGATATCGTCGGCCTCGGTGTAATTCTTGCAGTGAGCACAGATACCATCCTGAACCGATAACGGGATGATCAGCTCAGGCGCTTGCCCCGCAGCCGACGCCGTTCCCGGTATCTGCGGTGGCTCGTACTGCGGTGTGTGCGGGCGTTCGTCGTCGTCGAGGTGGGGATAGCCCATCTTACTTAAACTCGATTTGCAGAATTGGGTGAATCTCCGCGCCGTTCGGGGCCACTCCACGCTGCGAATGGAGCCGGTCGAGGAACGCCACGCCGGTAACCGTCACTGCTCGGTTAACCGTCACGAACCCCGTGGCGCTCGGTTGCCCTAACGCCGCGAGGATGTCCGCTCTCGCCTTTGCCATCTCGGCTCGCAGTTGTGGCGCGGCGCGAACGCAATGCGCCGCGTCCGAGGACTCGATGATCATTGTGTGATGATTCGTCGGATCCGACAGCACGAGGTGGAAATCACCGTCGCTTTCAGCCTTCCAGTCGGTGACCACGCCAGAGACGGTGTAGGTCGCGAGCTCTGCCGGTTTCACCCGTCCAACGGTGGGCAGCGTCGGCGGCGCTGGTATCGCCCGTAGCTGGTCGATGGTCGCCGGGACCGGCACGAAGTTCACGAGCCCAACGTCAGGATCGCTCAAGGTCTTGGTACCCCATCGTTCGACGCCGCAATGGACTTGCGAGAGGTCCTCGGGGGTTGAGCCTGGCGCGAGTCCCGCCGTTTGTGCGGCTGGCAGGTTTGGACCCGTCAGTTGCTCAGTGTCCCCGCCCTGGCAGGCAGCCAACAGAACCGTTGCGACGAGGGAAACGCCGGCAACGGCGAGTACCAGCTTCTTCACTTCAGCCCCCCTGATCCGGTGCGCGGTAGCCGCGGCGTTGACGTAATCACCGGTGGCGCGATCGTCGGCGTCGGAGGCGCTGGCGTAACCGTCGCTGTAACAACGGTCGTCGCCGTACGTGTGACCAGCGGGGTCACGATGACCGGCACAGGCGGTGGAGTCGGGAAAGGTGTCCGGATAGCTATCGGCGTCGGCGTGGCTGTAGCGGTCACTGTAGGCACTCGCGGCGGGTTGCCGCTACCGAGCGCGATGCAGGCGCCAGCCGTAGCGATGCCCGCAAGCAGAACACCCGCACCAACGCCGGCGAGAAGTTTGAGGTTCATAGCACCACGACGATCAAAACGATTAGCAGGATTATCACAATCATGCCCGCACTGACATACACGGCTTACTCTCCCCCGTGCCGTAACTCGCCGTACCAGCGCCACTCCGCAAGCGCCACGACGGCAGCCGCTCCGGCAAACGCCCCAACCAGGAACGCCAGAACTACGCTCACAATGACCTCGCAATCATCTCGCGCACCCGCTCCGCATCCACCGCCGGGAACGGGACCACCGGCCCGAATACCAGCCGTCGTGAATCGAAAAACGCGTCCAGTTCCGCCCGCTGCCAATCGCGTATCGGGAGCCCTGGGAGTAGGAGCCGCAACCGAGCGCATGAGACACGCGGCGCGTTGGTCCGCGGCTTTGAGACTTTGCAGGCACCTTTCGCGCCTCGCTCGCAGGACTGTAATGCAATCTCACGAGTAGTCGGCTCCCATAGCACTTGCAGATAGTCCGGCTGTCCGAGTAGACCCCAAGCGGCCGGCGTGAGCTCAACACCACCAGCCCGCAGCCGGCAATAGGCTGCCTCCGGCGTGCTGCCTCTGGACTTACCGACCAGCTCAAAGTCTGCCACCTCCTCACGGCCTGTGTGCGTGGCCCAGCACGTAGAAGATCAGCCACGCACCGAGACACAGGATTCCCAGCACGACCAGGACCGTCACCAGTGTCGCAAACGAGATTCCAACATCACTCCCCGTTGCTGCTAACAGAATCGCTAACCCGATCATGCCGTTACTCCTTTATCCTTTGACTACCACTTTACGCTATCTGCCGATCCTGCTCATCTTTTACTTGACGCCCAAAACATCCGGAATGCTCGTCTGTGTATCCAGGACGCTAGTAGTCCGCGACCCGTGATAATTACCAGCGCTACTATCTGCCAAAGCTGTGCACCAGGGTTTGGCGTCGGCCAGTATAGGAGGTCCACGTCGGCAACTAACATCGGCAGGAGGGCCACGAAGATTAACAACTCGCTCCACGGCAGGAACGACGCCGTTCTCCATTCGGCTTGTGTAGAAAGGCGTTGTTTCGTGCGGTGACGATACTTGAGAGCCAGTAACGCGAGCGCAGCGTAAATCAGTACGGCAAGCACGTTGACGACTAGCCTAGCAATAACCCCAGTATCCCAATACGGTCCGCGTTTCATGCCGGGTTGACTCCGTTCTTGAGAAGCCCGTTACTCCGAACTGATATTGCCTGCCGCCACCGTAGCTGCCACCTTTGCCGCCCGCGCGGTGGTGGCCGCGGCGACAACTGCGGCATCTGCGGCGGCATCTGCGGCCGCTGCGGCGGCGGTATCGGCGGCCACGACCGCATCGTGCGCCGCAGCCGTTACCGCCTTGGCAGCGACCGCAGCGGCAGCGGTCACAGCGTCCGCGGCTGCTGTAGCAGCGGCAGCTACGGCAGCGGCAGCAGCAGCGCTCCCCCGTTCGAGCACGTCGATCCGACGCTTCAGCCCCACGATCTCGGCTGAGGCGGTGCGCCCGGTTTCCGCACAGTCAACGAGCTTGGCAAGCAGTTCGTCGGCCCGCCGTTGCAGCGGTTCAACGAGTTTGGCCTGCTCCTGCCAGAACTCCACTTTCGCAATCAGATCGCTGTCGGAGAGCGCGGACAGTTGCTTGCGTACCGTGGGCGCGTTGAGCACGTAATATTGAAAGATGGACCAGGTGAGCCCGCCAACGCCCACCAGCGCCAGCACCCACGGGAGCGCTTGTCCGAGGATTGCCGCGTTAATCATTGCTTTGCTCCACTAACAGGCGAGGTCTTCCACGCTATCTGTTGCGCCGATCGCTGCAAATCGAGGAGCCCCCGGAACATCGACCGCGGGTAGTTCTGCAGCGTGACCTCCAGCGTTCCGTAGATGGACCCGCCCACCGGCATGGCGTCATAAGAAGTCCCGACGATCATCGCCGGCGGCTGGTCCCCGACCTGGACCCACTCGCCGAAGCGCGGTAACCACGGGTCTGCCTCGGAGCCACCCGGCCGCGGCAGTCCCCGCCCGATACGTCGAATCGCACCGGCCACCCGTGGCGTACTCAAATAGGCAAGCTGGGTGTCGCGGAATTGTGTTGCTGCAACGGCGGTCACCGTGCCGCCCTGGAGGAGTGTGGAACGGCTAATGCCGTAGAGTCCCACGGTTGCGGGGTTGCTGCCGAGCGGCGTGGTGGCGATAACTGGCGGGTTAGCGGCAGGGAATACGGTATAGCGCACGGCAACAGAGCCGTACAGGTCGGTGTAATCCTCGTCCCACTGGGGGACCGAATCGTCAAAGCCCATCTGATACTGGACCTGCTGCGGCACGCTGCGCGCCTGCCACGAGGCTAGCCGGTTTTCCCACACCGCCCAGTCGTAGGGGATGGCGGCAACGCCGGAGCCAGTGCCCTCGGTCGAAAACTGCGCGATGACCTGCGCCGGAAAGAACCCGTCAACTTCGGTCGGCGCGTGCATGATGTTGGTGTCGCCAAACGTATAGGGGTTCACCTGCAGCAGCGGCGCGGCTTGCACGAGCACGGCTTGTAGCAGGCTCCCCGCGCTCTGCAGCGTGGAACTGGTCCCGGTGTACCAGTTATCTTTGACGGCGTGGATACCGTAGCCGGTCGCGCTGAATCCTCTAATCTCGCCGCTTGCGGGCCGCGCCGGAATCAGCAAGCGCCCCTCGAAGCAGGTGTATCCGCCGATGGTCAGGGTGACGTGAGACAGTCCTTGAATTTCAATCGGCCGCGGCAGATAGCCGTACTCCGCGCCGCGCACGTCCCACACGTCCGGGTCACGCAAGCCGACGTTCAGCGCCTGGAAGCCGCCCGGGCCAGTGGTAAACTTCAAACTCGTAATATCGGGGTTGATGTCAAGCGAATGCTGAAGTCCGTGCGCTGGGAGCGGTGCGTAAAGGTTGAGCGAGAATAATTCAGGCATCACGTAGTTCCGCGAGGGATGCGGAATCGAGGCACGTAGGTCAACTGCAACGTATACGTCTGATTCGTGGTGTCAACGCTGCCGCCCACGGCCTCGGTAAACACCGCTACCTGACAGCCGCCAATCGGTAGCAGGAACCGCCCCTTGACCGCTGCCTGCCCTTGGACCACGGCGCTGCCATCGGTGAGCGTGACGCCCGCCCGGAGGTCGCGGCGCGTGTCGGCTATCCAGGTGCGTTGCGTCCAGAGCTGAAGCCCGGACACCTCCGTGTGTAGCTGCGTCTCGTGGTGGGGCAGCAGCACCACCCCGGCAATGTCAGTCGCTGCCGGATTCGAGTGCGTAGACGAGACCTGCACCAGCAATTGCCATGCGGGCAGCGATAGCGCCTCAGTCCGGCTTACTGGCGGCAGTGTTAACGTGCCGAGATTAACCAACTCCCATGTGCTGTTACCCAACACCAGCGATACAGCGCGACCGGCGACATAGGACGGGACCGGCGCGGAGAGCGCGGTCAACGGCAGTAGCTGGGGCAGCGCCGTGAGTGCGCTGGGCCCGCCGGGCGGATTGCCGCCAGTGCCGCCGCTGCCGGTTATGGTCACCGAGGTCGCTGTGCCGGTGGCATCGGTGACGTAGGCCCAGGCTCCTGCGGGGGTGAGATAATAGATGCGCTGCGTCGTCGGCTTGCCGCTGATCGTCCAGTTGACGACCAGATTTTGGCCGGTTGCTACCGTAGCGAAAGCCGAGAGGCTTGGCGCCCCCAGATTGGCACTCGCGTCCAACTCGACAACCTGCACGGTATAGGAGCCTACAGCTATAGTTCCGAGGCTACCGCTGCCGACGGCGGTTACTCCTGTTGCTACTCCGATAGGCGCGTTGGCCGTACGTGCCAGCGCGAAGATGTCAAACACGCCCGCCTGATAGGCCCCCGTGACGGGCTGCGTTACCGTCGCCAGCGAGCGGAACGTGCCGTCAGGCGTCATGCGCGGTGTCGCGCCGCCCAGCGCGGTGGTATCGGTGAAATTCGTCGGGCTGGTGCGCGTGAGCGTCGGTGAGGTCGCGCCGGTGAGACTCGACGTCCACGTCACCGCGCCCTGCACGGCTGCGGCGAGCGTGCCGGCAAAGGTGATGATGAGCGGGTCTCCCGCTATCCCCGAACCGGTGACCGTGGCGTTGCCTGCTCCAACCGAGGCGAGCGCGGTAAACGCCGCTTGCACCGCCTGCGCCTGAGCAAGATAGCTAATCGCCGCGGTCGTGTTCGCGCCAAACGTCAGCGTGTAAGTGCCGCCGGTCGCGCCACCGAAGTAGAGCGCGTAGGTAGTCGGTACGGCCGCCGTGGTGCGCTGTACCGGCGTAAAGTCGGTTGACGCCATGCCGGGTGCGCTTCGCACGCCCATATGCACGCGGTTAACGACGGCCTTACTGGTGTTGCTGCCGGGAAGCGCCCCCGCCGGAGTGACCGTGCCGGTATCAATGAAGCTGCCAGCCGATGGCGGCAACGAGGCGATCAGCAGTTCGGCGCCCGTCGTGCGCCCGTAGACTTTCCAGCCGCTCACCCCGGGCTGCAGATTCCAGTTCAGGCTGTTGCTGTTGGTGGCGCCCGCGCCGGTGGTAACCGACACTTCGGCACAAGCAAGCGTCTCGCCGCCCCCGCCGGTCGCGCTTACGCGGTAGTAAAACGCCGTCGTCGCTGCCAGCGTGCCGCCAGCGGTCGAGGTGGTGACCGCCAGCCCGGTAGGTGTCGGCAATGCCCCGGCCGGTCCGGTATCGACCAGCGTGGCCTGGCAGAGCGCGGGCAGGTCGCCGGTGACGTTGGTGATAAATACCCCGTTGCCGCCGTTGGTGAGCGTGCCCGAGGTTGTGCCGACAACTGGAGCGCCGCGTGCCCAGGGGAGGGTTGCTAGGGTAAGCACATACCGGCGGCCGGGACTCGGACCGAAGTCCTCAGCGGTAAGCAGCAGCGTGCCGCCCTTGACGTCGAAATAGACCGGCGTTGTGGAATCGAGCAGGGTGACTGTTAGCGCTACCGGCGAGCCGATCCACGTAGCGCCAATACCGACCGCCCGCTGCGCCTGCCAGAGTTGGGTTTCAATCAACCGCGCCGTGTCGAGCGAGGCGGCCATGGTCGCGCCCTGAATAAAGAGATTGATCTTGATCTGTCGTTCGCTGGAACCGGGGTTGAAATCGCCCAGGTCCAGCCCGCCAAACTCGATAAAGCAAGTCGGCGGGTTCATCAGGTTCACGGAGCCAAGCGTTACAGCGGTTGCCATCAGCTCAGCTCCTGGCCGACGATGGCAACAATGGACGCCCCGCCCTGCTGATCGGCAAGCGCCTGTTGCAACGCGTTATTGGCAATCCATTGCCGCGCTAAGAAGCGGTTACCACTGAACCGGCTGAGCAGGTTCGGACCGTCGTAGTTATAGACGCGGTGATTCAGCGTTTGCAGCGGCACGGTCGTATCCTGACACCCCGTGCCGAGTAGCCAATTCTCGCAGACGGTCACGGTAACGATGCCGCCTGCCAGTGCTGCCGCGTAGATTCCGACTGCCATGTCAGGCCGCCTCCATTCGTGGTAAAATAGAGGCGTGAAAGTGCCGCGGCGGTACGTGAATACCCCGCGGCGTGGCAACAGAAGCTGGAGGCTTCCGATGCGTCTTAAGTCTACATCCCCCCGTCTTTGCTCGATTCCCGATTGCAGGCGTGTGCATAAAGGCTACGGCCTCTGTTCCCCTCATCTGCAACGTCAAAAGTACGCCGATAGGACTGGCACTTACCGCCAATGCTCCATTGCCGGTTGTGCTCGGACGCATCTCGCGGTCGGGTATTGCAGAATCCACTACGGACGATGGAAGGCAACTGGCGATCCGCTGCTTACGCGGTTGGAGGCACGACCGCCCCGACTGTGCATAGTCACGGGATGTGGCAAGCCGCGTCCTGGCAGACTGTATTGCGATATGCACTACGACCGTGTACGGAAGTACGGGGATATCAACTGTGCCCGCGATCCGAAGCGCCCGCGACGCGAACGAAGGAAGCCGATCACCGCTGCTGAGTTGCTTGCTAAGTATCCCGTCGAAAATGTCTACCGCCCGCCGGAGGTCGCGGACCGATTCTGGTCGCACGTCCAGCGCGGCGGTCCGGATGAATGCTGGGAATGGCAGGGCTTTCGGAATCGTCTCGGCTACGGCAGCGCGTGGTTGGGCATCCCGCACCGCCCAATCAATGCCCAACGGGCCGCGTGGATTCTGACGTACGGTGACATTCCCTCGCCGCGCGTGCACGTCTGCCACCACTGCGACAACCCGCCATGCTGTAATCCGGCGCACCTGTTTCTTGGTAGCCACGCAGAAAACGCCCGAGATATGGCGAGCAAGGGACGTATGCCCTACAGAGTCGCCCTGACGATTGAGCAGGCAGAGCAAGTGCGGGCACGCTACGCGGTGGGCGATATCACGCAACGTGAACTCGCCCTCCAATTCGGCGTTTGCCAGATGACGATCCACATGGCTGTGAGATGTAAAGGCTCGTATGCGCTGCGGACCCGGATAATGTAGGTAGGTCATATTAAACCAACCTGAAGCCGTAGCTCCTGAGTCAAGCCCCGCACGGCAGCACGGGCCAGCGCCTCATCGGTGGTCAGTGGGCGATTCTGAAGCGCGATTATCGCGTCGATTATCTTCTTGTAGGCGTCCAGTTGCGCCTTCACGCCGTCGGCAGCCCTCTGTGCATCCGCCGCCTGCGCCTGAGAGCGCGCGATTTCAGCAGATTGCATCCGGCTCTTTTCGGTATCCCCGACGTACTGCCCCGTGGTAGGGTCGGTCCACTGAGCGGCGGCCGCAGCCACTTTCGTCTGCTGCTCGGTCTGTTGGGCCCAGAACCGTTGCCTTGCTGCTTCATCGGAGAAGCCGTAGCTCTCTGGGCCGCCGCCTGTGTCGGCCCCCATTCTCTCCTCAAGCGGGGTGTTGATGTACCACAGCTTCCCCGAGCTGTCTTCGACCGCCGTGTGACGACCGGAGCCGCCCACATATTTGAGCCCGCTGGGAGCAGCGGCCCCGCCACCGCCGGCGCCACCGGCTGCTGCAGCAACGGATTCGTGCGCCGCTATCTGCGTGGTCGCGCTCGCTTGTGCATTCTGCCCCATTTGGGCTTCTGCACGTTGATTCGCGTTCAACATGTCGTCCAAGGTCCGTAGATAGTCCTCAAGTATGCTTCGGTTGATACCCGAGAGTGTGGGATCTGCAAGCTGTCTGTGGACCGCTGCAATAGCCGCACTCAATTGCGAGTCTGCCGCTATGTAGGCCGGTAGCTGCGCCGCGGCGGCTGCGTAGTTATCCCGCTGCTGCTGGGTAAGCGACATATTGTTAGCTTGTATTTGGAAGTCGGCGATTCTATTAGCACTGGAAATGCGTAGATGTTCCGTCGCGTCCCATCCAGCGTTGTATGCGGTGATATCGGTCTGCGTTGTTGCTGCGTCCGTTACTGCGAGCGCCGTGAGTCCCGTCGATCGGTTCTGTGCCGCTGTAAGCCGCGCCTGAGCCGCGGCTACACCAGATGCGGCGTCGGCGATATCGATAGCGCTGGCGTGCGCCAGGTTCGCGTCATCGAGAGCACCTTGCGCCGTGTTCAGGTCCCTCTGTGCTTCAAGTACGTCATGATTCGCGTTGAGCGCCGCCTGTTTGCTAAGGTTCGCCGTACTTACGTCGCTCGCGAGTGTCTGGGTGTTGACCTCTCTATGCGCGGCGACCACACCGATGCCAGCGATCCGCGCCGTGTCCGCGCCTTCTCTCACGAGCGCCTGCTGCCCGGACGCCTCGTGTTCCGCCTGGGTCGTCCTCAGTGCCGAGTCGCCCGTGAATGACGTTGTAGCGTCGTGCCAGGCAGCGACAGCCGCATTAGCTGCATGAGTCGTGCTGTTAACGACCAACTGGTCTTGTCTAATCGTCTCAGCGCTGACGCCGTTCGGATCGTTCAGGTCAGCGAGCAACTTGGCTTCGGCGCCACTGGCGTCGCCGAGACGTGCCTGTGCGGTGTCGAAGGCGCTTTTAACGGTTTCGCTGTCCGCCGCCGTGTAGGCACCGGTCAGCGTTGTGATCTGACCCTGTATCGTGTTGAGCGCCGTCGTTGCGGATTCGCTAAGCGCCGCGATCTGATCGGGCGTGAGGGGTTTATCGCCTGCTACCGGCTTCTCCTGCGCGGGCAACACCGGAGGGCCGCCGCCGCTGCCGCCGGCAGCCGCGTCCCCCCCGCTGGCATCTGGGGCCCCGCCCTCGGTGGCACCGCGCCCCGGTGCAGTGCCTACCCCGGGGCCAGCGTTGCCGCTCAACGTAGTACCAGCGGCCCTCCACGCTGCACTGAAGTCACCACGCCTCACGCGGGTATCATCTACGCTCCCGTTTGGCCGCTCCATCGCGATTTCCATCGCGTGCGCGCCAGCCTCTCCGCCGCCAGCCGCTTGATATGCCCGAATACCCGCTTGTAGATCGCCACTAGCTGCGAAGGCATCGAGACTGCCGCTAGCGGTCGTAACGTTGAACCCCGCAGCCTCCGCTGTCGCCCTTGTGCCGCCTGAGAACTGGAACGGATTGCCGGATGTACCGCCAGGGTCTTCATAATTCGATACGGTGAGTAGCGCTCGCGCCAGCGTACCGGGGTCAACGCCGAAACGAGCCGCATTAGCAGCTGCCCAGCCAGCAATGTCACCCGCATTACCGGATAGGCCAGCGGGCATAGAACCACTGCCAGCACTCGACGAGCCAGTGCCCCACACCGTCTCCGGGTCCACGATCACGCCGTTCCGCGTGGTCACAATGTGCGTATGCGGCCCCTCGCTAAGGCCGGAATTCGGGTCTCCCACGGCGCCGCCTGATAGTCCGACCGTTGCGCCCGCGGCAACTCGGTCACCCACGGTGAGCAGAGTAGACGAGAGATGACCAAACGTTTCCTCCAGGCCGTTTCCGAGGTCGATAGTGATCGATAGTCCGAGCCCTGTTTGCCCCTGCCTGCCGATTGCCTTAACAACCCCGGCGCCCGCCGCGCCCAGCGTCGTACCGACCGGAATAGCGAAGTCTTCTCCTTGATGGAAATGCTGGCCGTTGATCATCGGCTCCAGCGCTTCGTCGGTGGGCCCGTACGGTTGCGAGATACTACCGGATGTCGTGGGGCGCATAAGGCCGCCGGGCCCAACACCCGGAAACGACATCCCGCCGCTGCCGGAGCCTGACCCGAGGATGTTAGGTATCGACCCGACTTTAGCGATCGCTCCCCCGATGGCGGCCGTTACCAAATCCCACGCCCGCGCGATGGGATCGATCACCAGCTTCTGGCGAACTGCCGACGCCTCGGTGTCGGTCGCCAGCGTGCCGACCGACTTCCCTGCCGTGCCGGTCGCCGTTGTCTGGTCTTTGTACGAGCCCTCAACCTTGCCACTAGAGAGACCGAGCAACCGCGCCCGCTCGGTCTCGGTGAGTCCCGTCTTGCCTTCTTGGGTAGCAGTATCTGCGCTGGCCTGGGTCTTATCTTGTTCGACTTTTATGTTGTCCTTAAGCGCCTGCTGGTGCGGTTTGAGGGCAAAGTCGATAGTCTTCTGGGCGTTTGCAAACGCGGCCCCCGATGGGTCGTACTCGATCTGGCGATCAAGTTCGGCTTGATCGGCTGCTGTCTTCGAGGCGGCGGCGCCTGAGAGTTTGTCCTGATCGACGATGTTCTGCAGGTGAGCGATGTGCTGTTGCGAAGCATTGCCGTTCGACAGTTTGGCGTTGAACGTATCGATTTGCAGTTCTGTGGCGTGAAGCTGACGGGTAAGCTCGTTTTCCTCCGGCGAGGGGATTTTGAGCATCCCGACAATCTGCTCGTGGGCCTTGGCTATCTCCGGGAGAAGGCCCGAGTCCAGCTCCTGGGTGATGGTGTCGATCATCGATTGGACGTTGCCGCTGGACGAGGCGGTATTCCACGCATCGTCAAGCTTCTTAACGTTATCGGCGGCTACTCGATAAGCCTCGGAATTTTCGGTGGTCGTCTCCTTAGCGTGCTTCAGGCTGTAATCGAACTGCGGAAAGACATCAAGCAGGCTCTGGACTTTCGTGTCGAAGCCTTCCACCTCGACCGCAGACGCCTTTGCCTGATTGCCCATCAGCCCGAAGGTAGCACCCAGTTGGTCAACAAGCGGCCCAGCGACTGCGGCTGTCTTGCCCACCGTATCGATGTTCGTGGCAGCGAAGGCGAGCGGACCGGTGGCATTGGTAACGGCACTAGCAGCGCCGTCGGTATTATCCTTCACTTTGCCTAACTGATCCGCTGCGCCGGACCAGTCCAACTTGGCGGCGTCCCAAGCCCCCGCCGATAGGTGCAAGGCATCGGTTAGGAGGTGAAACTTATCATTCGCATCCTGCGCCTTTGTAATCGTCTCCTGGATCGGCGCGGGGAGCAAATGAAAGATGCCCAGCAAGTCCCTGACGTGCTGCTCGGCGCTGAGCACTTCCCTCGACAATCCGGTGATCGCGTTGATGACCGGCCCGCCGACCACGACCTCAAAGCCCTGCATGGCGAGCGTTAGATCTGCCATCGACTTGTGGTAAGCCAGAACGCTTTTTTCGGTTACTCCGATGCTGGCTCCGGACGCGTCGATTGCCGCCTTAGCCTCATTCGTGGCGGCGCTGCCCTGATTCAAAATCGGGATTAGGTTTGCTCCGGACCGTCCAAAGAGGTCCATCGCGATCTGCGTTTTATTCAGAGAATCGCTAGCGTTCCGAAAAGCGTCAGCTACCGCAGCAAGCTGCTGGTCGGGGTTGAGCTTCAGAAACGTCCCGAGGTCGATTCCAAGCTTTTCAAGATCGAGCGCCATCTTGCCTGTAGGAGCCGAACCTCTGTCGATCTGATCAGCTAGCGTGCCTACGTTGCGCTCGAAGATTTGAAGCGCACGCCCAGAAGCGTCGGCGCTCTGCCCGATCGTCTCAAACTGGTAGCCAAGCGCTTGGACGGTTGGGATGCTTAGGCCGGTCTGCTCCGCCGTCTCGCGTACTCGATCGGCAAGCCCGATAAGCGCATTCGCCGCACCAGCAGCCAAGGCGACCAGTGCCACACCTAGTAACGCCGCTCCTGCCTCAGCGGTTTCAGCGCCGCGGGCAAAGTCGAGTAACTCGGCCCTAGCTTGGCTGAAGCCCCCGGCAAGGTGTCCGGTCGCGAAATCGAGCCCCGCAACGATGCCGGTTAGATTGGTAGCTTCGACCGCTACGCTACGAGCTGCCTGGGCGTGCTCGGACGCCGCAGTGGCTGCCCCGCGGTGACTCTCAGCCCCGCGCCCGGCCGCGCCGGAAAGCGCATCCACTGCGCCGCTGGCGGGAGTTGCGGACGCCGGAATGGAATCGAGCGCTTCCCGATAGGCGGCGAGTTGGTCGCGCCCGGTGTCTGCTCCGGTGGTCTCTAAAGCTACTGCAAGCGTTGCTGCCTCGATGGCCGTGGCATTTAGCCTTTCGCTACATCAGGCGTGATACGATCCACACGAAAGAGGTGCATCATGTGGATTGACTTCGATGTGAAGGTGCTCCAAGGAGCTGACTGGCTTACCGGCACGTTAGGGACGCGTGATCGGCTACTGGCGGGATTAGTTCTGCTCGTTGCGAGCTTGTTATTTGGTCTTTGCATGGAGTCCCTGCTCTTAACCGGCCGCCGCTCCTAGGCCTCTCCATCACCCGTGATATTTCCTGTTCATCGTGTCCGCCCAGTTCTGGTCCTTAATGCTCTCGTTCGTGGCGCCGTTCTCGGCCATCAGTGCCGCCTCATACCGGCTCTGCCAGTACGGCGACAGCTCCTGGTCGAACGCCTGAGCGGTCACGCCCGCTCGTTCGGCGACTTTAATCCGCCAGTACCAGCCGGCTAGTCGGCCCTCTCGACCTCCGGTGTGAAGCCATTTTTGGAGGGCTTCACGCTCAAAAAATCCGGCGCTACGTCCTCCTGAATTGCGTTCAGCACCCGAACGAGAAACCGATCCGGTTCCTGCACCAGCCGCTTAGCGGTGATCGCGATCGCCTTGCCACCATCCAGGTAATCCCACTCGGTCACCAACGCCACCAGGCTCTCCGCGTGAGCCAGCTTGTATTGCTGCGCCTTGGCTTCCATATCTGGCACGCCGCTGCCTTCAGCGGGCGGCGCCTCAATCTCGATGTACCGCTGGAGCCGGTGACGGGTGATCGCGTCCTGATCCATCGCCCGATAGCGGATGTTCAGCACGTCGTCCACGCCGGCGAACGTGATCGCTAATGGCCGGGTATAGTTGCGAATCGCGCTGACTTGCAGCGGCATAGAGCCTCCAAACTTACGTTCCGAGAACGGTGCTGAGGTTCTCCACGCTGATCGTGAAACCGCCGCCATAGGTGGAGTCGTGCACGACCTCAAACGGCCAGGTGATCATTTTCATGCCCTGCGAGGCGGAGAAGTTCGGATCACCGCTGACCTTGACGCACAGGTCTTCGATGAACTTGAAGTTATGCGCTGACTCAATCAGCGCCCCGGTGGCCATCCCGCGCAGATACCAGGTTGAACCAGCGGTCATGTTCGTGAGCATTGCCATACCGGCGGCGTCCGCTTGGACCCCAAGAGAGCCAGTGACAGCCCCCGGCGCCGGTACGGTCGTTGCGTATGAAGCATTCGCGGTATTAGCCGCAAACATCGGCGCGAAGCGGGTAGCAAAGGCCAGGCTCAGTTTCTCGGCCCGCAGTAGCTTGGTCGTGCCGAACGCGCCGCTCGTGGGGTCGATAAAGAAGTCCAACTGACTACCGAGCACCGGCACCAAGGGCACTTCGGTCCGTACGCCAGGGGTGGAACGCGTGATTGTGATCGCGCCGCCGGTCAGTCCCGTTGCTGTCCCGGTAACGAGGATGGGAGCGTTGGCATAGGCTCCGGTGAACGTGAACGTCAACGCCGCCGGCCAAGGGCCCGCGCCGGAGACGGTACAGTTACCCGTGCCGAGAGCCGTGTTAATCGCGGTTTGTACCGCCGCAGTGGTAAGGTTGTAGGCCATTGATGCGGTCGTGACCGCGGTGACGCCGTTGTTAAACGTTAGCGTCACCGTGCCGGCGCTGGCGGCGCCGAGGCCGATGCTGTTGATCTCGGCAACGGGTGTCAGCGTTGTCAGTGTGAAGGGGTCGCTGAACAGCTGCCCGATACCGGTGGCAGTGAATTTGCAGCCTGCGTTGCGATCCAGGTCGATGGTTAGGCCGGCGAAGCGACAACCCGAGGCGCGCTGGGCCCTGGCCGCTTGACCCTGCTCAATCGTGTAGGTCTTGGTGACCTCGACCGCGGTGCTGGAGGGTTTGACGGACCAGACCTGCGAGACGAGCCCGCCGGCGGTTGGCGCCAGGAACTTAATCGCGCTAGCGAGGATGTAGGGCAGTTCGGTATAGGTGAGTCCACCGCTCGCCTTGACGACGGTCCACTGTTTTATCGGGTCAACCAATACGGGCAAGTTGTAACCCATCCCGATTGTCCGGTTGAACGCCACCGTCGGGTCAACGTCAAAGCTCGACGCCGATGCGCGGATGGTCGCCGGCCCGGCGGTGCCTTCGGTCGTTTCCACGAAAATCTGACTGATTTCGTAAAGTGCTGGCCGGTCGGCCATTGGAGCCACCCCTTTCGTATGCGACGAAAGCGGGCGCTCTGTGCGGCGGCTTCGTTTGCTGCTTGGCGAGGCTCACACGGGGCGAGCGTGGCCGGTGTCTGCGGTTGTTAGGTGCCGCCCTCCTTGGGCTCGGTACCGAACTTCTTGTCAAAATGGCGCACGATATAGACGAGGGTGCGCCGAATCACTAACCAGAGGGCGCGGTCGTCTTCCATCTCACGTTGTCTGCGCTACTATGTCGTACCGGAAACCGAGGTGCGTAAAGACGACTCCCGAGACTGGTGGATCGTCTCTCCTCACGGGGCTCCTGCCGCTACACGATTCAAGCGTGCCGCCGGTGATGGCCTGCGTCGGCGCTGCATGCAGTAACGCATCGATCCTATTGGCGATAGGCACCAATCCTGCATAGTTCTGCATCTTGTCGATGCCCACCACTTCGTAATCCAGTTGCTCCCACAGCTTGCTAGCGCCTACCACGAGCTTGAGCGTACCGGCCATAAAGCTGAACACCACAAACGGATAGGTCGCGCCTTCCGGCGCCAAGCGATTGAACACGCCACCCGGAGCCAGCGCCATCAAGGTCGTATCACCCGATAGCTTGCCGTACATCCAGGCTTCCACCACCGGCGTCGCGATAGCCGTCATGAGTTCAGCGCCTCCGCGATGGCTTCCGGCAATCTATCCCGCGCCCGCGCGGCCGCTTGTGTGGCGGACGGTCTCGCCGGCTGATACCTCGTTCCGTATTCCTGATAGATCGCCCACTGGATATCAGTGCTCACAACCGTGCGATCGGGCCCGTCTTCGTCGATAACGATATTGGCGTCGTAATCCCGCTGGTCGGCCTTGTCCAACGTAGTCTCCTGGTTGAACACGTCGCCCTGCCATTCGGACTGCACGTCGGACGCAACGCCCTGGCGCGCGGCGGCAACCTTCGCGACCATGCCGTCGATGAACTGATCTAGATACGTCGTGTTCAGCGTGACCGTGATACCCATCTACTTGTGCGCCTTCGCGGGGTTCGGAGTCGAAGCGGGAACGGGCTCCGGCTTCGGTGGCATATATTTTGAGCCGTCCTCGTAAGACACGGCCTTGAAGCCCGCCTTCGTGGTGTCCTTTGCCGCCTCGAAATCGGCGGGCAGCATCGCGTACTGACGCCCGTCCGGGTGCTCAATCAACACCATGGGGCCGTTGTCCCGGATTGCCCGTCCTTCAACACCCTGAATTATTTGCTCTGCCATTTCGTGCTCCTTAGCTAATCTCGTTACTAATAGCGGTCAGTTTGACCTCGTAGCCGCCACCACCAATTACCGCCACCACCTCGAATGTCCGGGTCGCATTGACCTTTATCTGGTCCTTTTCCGTAACGTCCGTGCCGAGCGGTAGGTCCACCGCCGCCGGTTTAATCAGCGTCGGGCGGTCAGCGGTTATCTGCTCCGAGCCGGAGAGCGCCCGCAGCAGGCAGATGCCCGTCGAGGTGGTGGTGGTCGTACCGTGCTGCCCGCCGTATCCGTCCGGCGTGTAGACGGTGCGCAGAATCGAGAATGCGTCCGGCATCAGCGCCTGCGCGTAGCCCTCCATGGTCGTGAGCGTGCCCGCTGTCAGTATGGTCACGGCCCCACGACCCTTTGCGGCCAGTACGGCGAGCCGCTATAGGTCGGGTTATTGGCGTTCGGCGGTCCGAACAGGGGCAGGCTACCAATCGTGGGCGGTGACACCGGCTCAACCGTGGTCAACTCCCCTGACTGCGGGTCGGTGTCAGCTACCGAGAGCTTCTCCAGTTCGTTGATCATGGCGTCAGTCGAAAAGCGCTTAGCGTGCAGCGCTTGCATCTGTCCACTCGGATCGACGCTCACGCCGGTTCCCAAGTTCGCCTTGACCTGGTAGGACTCACGCACGGCGATCAGCGCGTCCAGACAATCGCGTTGTGTGTACAGTTCCTGCAGCCGTGGCCAGACTGAGGCCTTGTCCGCGTAGAGGCTCCAGAAGAACGCGACGTTGGTTGACAGCACGCCCATTGAAGCAATCGCGGGACGATCACCCGTAGACGGGTCGAGGTCGCCCGTAATGAGCACGATCTTCTTTTGGATGTCGGCCGCCGCTAAAACCATCGCGGGCTCCTACTCGGCTCTGGTAGACGCAGCGACACTATGCGCACTTGCCGGCCGTGCCGCCGCTTCGGCGTGACGTGGAACATACTCCGGTGCTCGCCTGACTGAGCCGACTTGTTCCGCCCAGAGCAGGTCATAGTCCGGCGCATCTTTGGGCGTAATCAAGTCGCCGCGAATGAACTGCGGCTCATAGCCGAACGTGTCGATCATGACCTCGAAGAGCGTATCTTTCGGCAGTTTCTCCCGCTCTTCCGGAGTGGACGGCGGCACCGGCGCCCCGCCGAGACCGGCGACGGTCTTCGGCCGTTCCTCGCCGCCATAGAGTGTGTTGCGTGGCATAGCTCTGCACCTCCAAATATTGCGTATCAGACCGTTGCGATCACAAATCCATTGGGATGGTATAATACAGGTCCGCCGTTGTGCCCGTCCTGTATGATTATCTGCCTCGGTACTTCGTTGGGGTCATCGTCAACCTTGGTGTACGGTCCAGGCGCGAGCCCCGCGTTGTTGGCGTTGCGCGTAATCCGGTACTCCGCCAGCGGGTCGCCGGTGGAGCGCCGTCCGACAACCACGACCTTGTTGTTCGGAATCCACAACTGGAACGTTCCCGTGCTGTCGTAGTAGCCCTGGTCATAGACGACGATGTTGGCAAGCCCGTCCTGTGTGATGAGTTGGTTAATCTGGTCCGGGCTGTTCAGCGTTGAGAGGCCCGCAGCACGCCGGCCACCAAGGTCCGCCGCGTTCGTGTTGCTGAGCAACGAATTCAGCGTCGTCTGGTTCATGTACGCCTTGGCGCCGGCACCGAAACTCAAGCTATAGCCGCGAGCCTTGAGCGCAATGGCCCGGAGGTCGGCCAGCGGCGTTGCCGTCGCCACCGTCGCCCACGGCACGCCCGCTGAGAATGTCTGCGTGGTGTAGGAGTCGGTATGCAGCACGCTGGTCCCGTCGGCCACGCTGAATGTGCCGGTCTCCAGCAGGGTCCAGCCGATGTAGCGCAACCGGTTCAGTCGCCGCTGCAGCAGCACGTCCTGGCCCTCACGAACGAGGTCAGTGATGCTGATGGCCCCAACAAACGTGCCCCACGGGCGACGAGCGGTCAAAGACATCTCGTCAATCGTGTAGAACTCGCCGTACACGCCGGGTTGCATCTGGTAGCGTTTGCCGCCGATTGGCTTGACGCGCGACGGCTCGCCGTTGAGCCCGCGTACGCCTTGCAACCCGAGGAAATTATCCTGCTGTTCCCATTCGAGCAGGTGAGCGTCCACGTTGCGGATGGGCATGATGTCCGCCAACATTGGGTCGCCGAGGACTAACTGCGGCATCATCTCCTGTTCGATCTGCATCAGTTCGATCGCGGAGGGAAAAGTGAAATCAGCGATAGCAGTACCCTACCTTTCTTGCGCTCTGCGTGGTTCGTCTACCACGACGTTTTACGCCCCGTACATGCTGAACTTGCCGGCCGTGATCGTACCCTGCAAGAGCCTACCGAGCTTGGTGACGGCGCCGGCATCGAGCCCCACCAGGTCGGCACAGTTAAAAGTGCCGCTGATGAACATCGGCACGCCCTTCTGCGTTTGCGCGAACTCGCCGCCGCCCGAGGCGGAGTTGCCGAGCGTGATGTTCCCAGAGGCGTCCACCACGCAGGCGTATTCGAGCAGACCAGTTGCGAGCTGGCTGCCATCGACGTTGCCGGTCGCGTACGTCTTGTACGTGCCCGGAGTCGCCGTCACCTCACCGAGCACCGTTCCCAGCGCATAGGTACCCGTAGCAAGGTTCACGTCGATGCGTGGCGCATCGTCCGGTTCAATCAGCGGAATCAGTCTCTGAGCTCCAAACGTTGCAATGGATGTAGTTGGCATAGCGTCCTCCCTAGTTCTTGCGACTGTTCAAAATGGACTGCCCAAGCGGCGTCATGCCGAGCATGTCCTTGATGCGCTCTGGTGATGCCGGCTTCGGCTGGGTCGGGTCCGGCGTGTCCTGCGTGGCACCGAAGATAGCCGCGTTGCCGGTCAGTAGCTCCGCAGTCAGTTCGTGCGGGGTGCGCGCAGCCTGCGCTGCTTTGAACGTGGCAACGGCGCTCTCGGGGTTGTCGGCAGAGAAGGCAGCGCCGCGCAGGGCGTCGAACTCGACCGCATAACCGTACTGCTTGACTAAGCCCGCCTCTTCGGCCGGCGTGGCACGGTTGGCGGCAATCTCGGACGCTGCGAATGCTGCCGCCTCGATGCCGGTGCGCTTGGTGCGCTCGGCGACGAGCTCGGTTCGCAGTGCGTCCGCTTCAGGATTGCCCGCGGCGGCGACCGGAGAAGGAGATGCGGCGGCCGCCGCGGGCGTATCCTCGAATTCGTCCGGCATCCCGCCGGTCATCCAGGCGACTACCTTGTCTTTGAAACTCATGGGCTTCTGCTCCTTGCTAAACTGCACGTTCTTTACGTCGCACGCGGCCCCGAGGCCGGCGCTGTGATCGTGAATGGCTTGGATGTCTTTGGCGTCGGTCGCGTTATTACGCTTGCCGGCAAACTCGGCGTAGGCACTGAATACGGCAGCATCGGGAATGTGCGGATCGAGTACCAGCGCGAGTCCTTCAAGCCGTTTGGTGCTCTTGTTCCACATCGCGGAGACCTTGCGTTCGGTTACGCCCAGCACATCGTCAAGCCACTTCGGCAGGCGCACGTCACCGAACAGGCTGTTGCCGTCGCGCCGCAACGATGTCAGTGCGCCAAGCTTCCCCGACAGCACCGTAGGCGTGTGCTCAAAGTCGATGGGGGCCTCAGTGAATCCCGCGATAGCGGCGTCCGCTTCCGTTTCGTTGAGACTGAACTGCTTCTCCGCATAGTTGCCGAGCTCGAAGACCTTCCCGGAACGTACGACATAACCGTCATCGCTGAATGTCACGACGCCGCTAAGCAAGGACATACGCTGCCCCCCGTGCGAATGCCGCAGCCTCGTCGAGGTCACAGCGATCATTGCCGCTGCATTCCAGGTCGCCGGGGAACACGTCCCAGTCGGATGCCCGTCGCGTCGTGCCGATCAGCTCGCGGCAACCATCACAGGTCGCCCCATCGAGCGTGCCGCTCCAGGTCATCTTTGGATCGCCGCTGTCGGCGGCCCCGCTGGCCTTCGCCATCTGGTACGCCGTGTAGGCGATCCCGCCCCACAGAACACTGCGCTGGGCAATCGCTGCCGCCGACAGTCCGCCGCCTGCAACGTCCGAGGCGAAGCCGTCGAGGTAATCCATCTTGCCGGCTACCAGCTTGTCCACGAACGCATCGTCAGAGAGGCCGACCGAAGCGTCTTGGCCGGCAGCCAGGAGCAGTGCCCGCGCTTGGGTCACGAACTCCGATTCGTCAATGTCCTCATCCGCGAGACTCTGCGCCAGGTCCTCGATTTGCGCTGCGAGGCTCGCCGCCAACGCAAGTGCTACGGCGGCGGTCGTCTTCTTGGGAGCAACAAACACAACCGGCTCAGCGGTGAACGTCGTCATGCCGCTGCACCTACAAGTTGCCTTTGCTCGGAGCCCGCGGCCCGCGTATCGTTCTGCGCCTGTTGCGCCAGCACGGGATCAGCGGCGGTCACCGGCACGCCCGGGAGCCCAACGTCGGCCGCTTGCCCCTGGTCGTCCGCCGGAATGGAGAGGTCACGCACGGCGATACCGATCTGGCTGTCAATCTCGGCGCGCTGCTCTTCGTTGCGGATATAGCCGGCGCTGTTCAGCGAAGCGGTGGATGCCCAGATGGCGGCTTTGTCCTGCTCGTCTCCGGCGCCGAGGTCGCAGATTGGCGTCAGCAGGTCTGCGGCGCGGTCGCCATAGTTGTAGCGGACCCACGGCGTGAGCACGTCACGACGGTATGCCGTCTGCAGGCCAAGTTTACCCTGACGCACGATGATGCCTTGGACGTCCATGTGCACCTGCGAGGCTGCGCGGCTCTGATGCTCGCCCTCCTCCGTTGTTAACGTCTGCGTCAGGATCGCCTTCGTAATCTGCTGATCGCACTCGGCAAACGCTTTGTAAAACGCTTCACCGTTGCCCTGGCTCTGGATGAGCTGCACGATGGCGCCGTTCGGAAACACCAGGGCCGAGCTGTTCTTGAGCCCCATCAGCGTGGCGAGCATCTTCTGTTGCGGCGTGAGTTTGACCGGCACACTCGTACTGGGATTGCCGAGGTCATCGGTGTTCGGCGCATAAGTCGTGGACGGCGGCGTGTAGCCAATCGTGGAGGGCGTGGCGAACTGCGCCAGAAACTTCAGATAGTCGCCGTAAATCTGTTGCTTGCGGTTCCAAGGAGCGAAGCACGGCCGCAGCGTACTCGTGCCGCGGGGGTCAGAGTCAATCGGCCGCCAGGTGTAAGCAAAGAAGCGCTCACGCGGCAGTAGGTTAGCCACGGCTTGCGGGTCCGCGATGTAGCCGAGCAGCACCGGCAGTCCCTTGCCCGGCATGGCGCCGAGAATGCCGATGATATTCAGGTACGCGTCCACCACGTAAGCGGTCGAGCGCCGCGGCTTGACCTTGATATCGGTTACGCGAAGCTGGGATTTGCCGGAGAGTGACGGGCTTTTACCCCACTTGATTTCAGCAATCTTGTTGCCGAACGGGATCGCGTCGGCCATGTTCCAGAGCACGTCTGCCAACGGCGTCACGTACTGGCCCTGCATCCGTTCGGCTTCTTTGTGGATGCCGACCGCCAGCTCGTAGTCGGGATCGTGCTTGTCGGTGATTGCCGGTTGCAGCTCCATGCCGGTCTCGACAATCGAGGCTTTGAGTACGGTGATGGAGGCCGACACCTGCGAGTCGAGCAGCATCCGGCTGTATATGTCATCGCCAAAATCCGCAGTAACGTCATCAAAACTCCACGGGAGTGCTTTCGGAACGTTGGTATAGAACTGCGTCGGCGCGCCGGAGACGTACTCATGCTGGAGCTGCTCAAGCGTGGGCGCGGGCAGCCGGGGGATGGCCGACATCGGCATGGTGAGGCTGTTGGCGATGTTTGCGGGCAACAACAAAACCCTCGCTCGGTCGTTCAAGACGACGGTGAGCAAGGGCTCAAGGCCCATCTATACGGTTGGTTGGTGATTATCTAGCTAAAGGCATACACGCATATGCATTCACCTGTCAACTTCGCGCCAGCGCCGCGAGCTTCACCGTCTGGATTTCTCTGCAACTCCGGTTGTGACAGACGATCTCAATCCGGCCGTTTGCGTCGGCGCGAAACAGCAAACGCCCGCAGTCCTTACAGCGCACCTCGGTCAGTGCCATCGCTTCACCACCGCTGCCGGCCGCCGGCATATTCGGTGTACCGCGTCCGGTCGTTGGCCGACGCGGAATCAAAGTCTTCGTCTTGCACCTGTAGCATACCAAGCGCCCCGCTCACCGCATCCACCTGGTCATCGTGTGCTCCGCCCGGGAACGATTCAAACTCGTCAAGCAACGAGCCAATCCACGGACCACGCACCAGCTTGACGTTACCGGCCTGTGCTGCTGAACTGACTGGATTCGCCCGGACTTCCTTGCTGCCGGTGGTCTTGTTGCCTCGGAAGCTAAAGCCTATCAACACCTTACGCGCATAGTTGTCAATGGCGCCGACGCCTGACGCCCCCGGCTCCTGCTCCATCCAAACATCCACCGCCTGCCCGTCTAACTCCGCTGTCTGGCGAATTAACTGTTCAACCCCGAGCGGAGTTGTGCGTACCCGTCGAACGTCGCGAATGTAGTAGATGCCAGCTCGCTCCCCCATCAACGCTCCACATGTCCAGTCGGGGTCACGGCCCGGCTTCGGCTCCGTTGCGGCCAGATCCCAGTATCGCACCCATCGCAGTCCCGCCGGCGCTTCGCCCACGACCTCGAACCATTCGCGCCGAAACTTGGAACCGCTCTGATGGACTTCCCAATCCCCCTCTTCAAGCTGCGCCCGCGTGGTCGGGTCCAGTTCGGCCAGACTTTGGCGGTACTCGTCAACATCCAGATAGGGGTTATCAGCCAGCCGCGCCGGCACGAACACGCGTCCTGCAGACCGACCCTCGATCAGAAACCGCTGGCGCACCCATTCGTGGCCGACGCCGCCCGGATTGCTGGCGGCTCGCATGCGCAACGGTACATTGGCCGTTTCCAGGCGCCGAAGCCTGCTGAATAGGTAACGATATTGAACCTCCGAGAATTGCGTGAGCTCATCCCAGCCGATGAACTGCGCCTCTACGCCCTGGTAGCGGTAACGGTCGGCCTCGGCCTCCAGGTAGCCAAACGTAAGCGTTGCGCCGCTTGGAAACATCCATTGATGCTCATTGGCATTCCATCGCGCCGCCGTCCCGCCCAACCATGAACCTGCACGGTCCATCAACGCCCCTGGCAGCCTGAGGTCAGCATAGGTACGCCGGAACAGCAGCGCAGCGTAACCGGGGACATCGACGTACTGGAGCGCAGCCATGAGCAGCGCCGAGCTTTTGCCGCCGCCAGCCGCCCCACCAAACAGCGCCTCACGAACCGGCAGGGTCAGAAAGGCGGCCTGTTGTCCCGTAGGAGTCTGCGGAATCCAGTGATTCTGGATCACCGTCTTCTGCAGCCACTCCCAGCCAGCCCGATACCAGCCGTCCGAAGACTCTCGCGTACTCGTCATAGCCGATGTCATGCGTCACCACGACGGACCCGCCGCCCTTACCAGTCAATTCGAGGTTATCAGGAACCTTGCCATCGATGCGCTCGAAGATCAGCCGCATGGCGACCATATCACCGTTTAGAGCAGCGGTTAGGAGTGCAGCCACCAACAAATCACGGTTGCGCTCTCCGCCCGGAGTTGCACGACGCAACAGCAACGCCCGCAGTGCGACCGCCAGCGTGGCCGCAGTCTTCGGCCGGCCCCCCGGATTACCAGATTCACCCTTCTTGTATGGCATTAACTGATACACACGCTGTTTTTCAGTCCACCGCCTCCAGCGTCCTTCCAACCGCCTGTGGGGTCAACCGCTCGGCCGCTTAGCATCAATCGCCCTCAAGTGTATCGATAGTATCCATGACCTCGCGGATAGTGGTCGGCGCCTCCAACGCACGTGCCTCCTCGGGTGGCAAGTCACGAGTGGCGGGCAGGTCCATGCGCCGGGCCAGTTCGGTCACAATGGTTAGGATGCGAGTCGTTTCCTGTTCGGTCAACATATTTATTTGTAGATCTATTTTGGCCCGACGGTCAGCGAGCCGCGCCTGTAAATTCTGAGAGATGAGCACGAATGTCGCCAGAAAGATTGCCTCGAGCGAAACGATGACCGTCAGGAGCCCGAACGGATATGCGTCGAACATTGGAACGGGTAGCCCGCCGGCGTTCCAGACAATCCAGACCACGAAAAAGAGCGCATGAACGACGGCAAAGCCGATAGTACCGCTGAACTCGGCTAGCAGATTGGAGATATGGTCCGTGCGACTCAACGCGAGCCGGTCACGCTGCTCCAGGCGCACAATCTGCGCGACGTTATGTTCGAGCCCCTCGCTGGTCAACCGCTTGCCTTGCGCCGCGGGTAGAGGCGTCGGCGCTCCGTCGAGTCTGACGGCCGCTCCTTGCCCTGCTGCCCGTCGCGTGTGATCACCAGCGGAAGCGGCTCCAACACCGGCCTCCAGCCGCAGCAAAGGCAATACCAGCTAGGCGGTAAGTCTAAGTCATCGCGGAACAGCCGACGCGCCCCACAGTGCCCGCAACACGCCGGCCGCGGGGGCACGGCGTGTGACGGCGGTACCCACTCCGGACGCTTAGGCGCGACACGCTCGCCACGGGCACGGCCGGGCTGCACGTACCCCTCGGCCTTGCGGCGCAGAGCCAACGCCTGTTTGCGTGTGCGTTCGAGTTCGCGGCCCTCGTCGTCCAACCGTTGAGCCCAGCGCACATATGCTGCGCGTTTGCGGGCCCGCTCGCGTTCTCGGGCTTCGTCGTCATCCGAGCGGTTAGCTACCACGGGCGTGCAACCTCCAAGTAGTGCTGATCGCAGCACCGCTTTCCGAGCCACATCCAACTTTGACCAAGGCCATCCCGCTGCCAGTGCCCAGCGAAACACAAGAAATAGCAACGGAAGCCAATCCGGACAACTCCAGCTGCTATTGTCTGACTAGGCTCGCCGCCAAAGAGGAATGCCTGTTCTCGCTCCACCTGATCCCGGGTCATCCACGGTGGGTATCGTTCAGCGACCATCGGGCACCTCTCGCACTATCGACACGTCGCCATAGACACGCTCCACGCAGGCGTGGCGGCCGCAACCTGCCACATGAGGCTGGATGGACCCAGGCCTTCCGGGGAATGGGTCCACGCAGTCCAAAGAACCACGGAAGCGCAGCACCCATCCGTCATGCCCAGCCAACGCCTCGATAGCCCCCCGCTGTTGCTGACCGTCGAGAGCCACTCTGATATTCGCGCTCTCAGGCCAGGTGTCCAAGTATACCGACACGTGATGCTCACCCAACCGGAACCGAGACGGATTGAGCGTCCGGTCGGTGCATTCGCAACTGCACCCCGCTCTGGCCTCAAGCGCAGCCAAGTTCTCAGCCGCCATCGTTCCCCTCCAGCTCCCGTACCAGCGAGCGCACCTTCTCCAGCAGCGCAAGGATGTCCGCATCGCCCGTCTTGCCCATTGGCGCGCTTTCTGACTCGGCGGCCCAATCGCCGGCAATGTATTCCTGTAGGGCCTCAAGCGCGTGCTCAATCTCCGGTAGCAGAGCCAGCATAGCGTCAGGGGCTCTTGACCGAGGGGACGTGGCCGCCCCTCGTCGCTTGCCGTTTTTGGTCAGGTCCTTCGTCCGCGGACGAAGGAGCCCGCAGCGGGCACACTCAAGGACGACGTCGGAATATGTAACCACTCGCCAGTCGTGGAAACCGAAAATGCATTTCATACCGTCTCCCACTCGAAATCGGGGCCTTCCGAGCTTGTTACGCTCCGTATTACAGCGAACGTACCAGTCCCCCGTCGCCGCGAAGGTCTCTAGTGCGGCTTGGCACCCTCGCGCCCATTCTTCAAGTGCCAGCGTCATTCCAACAACAAGGCGGTCCCATTCCTCTCCGTTTTCAGCGACCATCGGGTACCTCCGGTCCGTCTCCCCGTCCGTGCTTGCGCCGCAACTGTCTGCCGGACTCCTGGCGTGCCTCCACGTCACGCAACCACGCTGCCCAGAAGCGGTTCCAATACCAGGCGTTCAGGGCCCTCCATAGGCTATTCACGTAACATCTCCGCGAGAGAGTTGATCAGTGCCGCCCGTGCAGCATAGGTGTCGCACCGCTGGCTGCGCAGATCAACCACGATCTCCAGGAGCTTCGCCCGCACTTCCGCGTCCATCACGTCGTCTCGCCCACGTCCGGCCACTGCAGCAGGCCGCGGTCCTCCAGCTCGAACAGCACCCACCGCAGTAAGGCGCTCACGCCCTCGGTGTTCCAGCGCGGCCCAACGGCGGGATCATCGGTTGCCGCATCGAGCAGCGCTCCCGCCCGCGCGGTGATACTCATACCAGCCAACTCTGCGTTCGTTGATTTCATGGGCTCTCCTCTCTCTCGATGCAGTCGGGGCAAGTCCAACGCTCGCCGTACTGCGCCCCGACCGGCGCCGGCTGCTTGCACCACCACTATCCGCCTACCTCGAATCGTTAACCTCAAGCGTAGCCCCCAACAGGATAGGCGAAGCGCTTGTCCGGGTGCAAGTCGTACCGCGATGCGTAACAGTTCGAACGCCGCTTACTACTACTCTTTGAGTAGTAGATCTTAAACCGCGCGCGCGGGCGCGTTCATTTGTATACCGAGGCGTAACAGGGTGTTACGGGTGTTACGCATGGCCCCAAACTCAGCGTAACAGCCGGTGTTACGCTTGTTACGCTTGTTACGCTTCATTTATATGTGCCCTCGCTCGCCAGCCGGCCCCAACGCATCGTTCGCCCGTCCTGAATGGCAACGAACTTGTCTTTGTGCCTGTTCAGAATCACGCGAATCTGTGCGGCCTTCATCGTCACCCCGCTCGCTTCCAGCGCCCGCTGAACATCCTCAACGAGCATCGGCCCCCGGTTCTCGCTCAAGATGGTGTCAATCTGATGCGCCTGGCCCAGCCGAGGGAACATCCCCGGTACGTCGTTCAGGTCCATGCTTTCGTAGTGGACCGATAGCAGCGCATCGCCTTCCCCGGTTACAAACTCGACGCCATACGCCCGCCGTCCGAGTGACTTGACATTGTTGCTCTTACGATTCTGTAGCACCACGACGGCGGCTTCATCACCTCCTTCCTCTGCCTTCTCCATGCTCCAGGTCAGCCGCGCCGCGTTGGGCGTGAACACGGACCCGAACGGCTTGGACGGGCTTGCAGTGGTGCCCACTGATCCCGCGCCGTTCTTGGTCACATGGTCAATCCCCAACCAGGGGATGCGCAGCTCGCGCGCGGCATTAAAGAGCTTGAGCGTCGTCTCCGCGCTCTCCGGTTCTCCACCACGGGCCAGCGCGAGCGAGTCCACGATCATGAGGCCAACCTCGTATTGGCCGATGTAGCGCCGCAGTGCGTTCGTGCTCTCGGCTAGACTCGCAGACTGCCGACGATAGAGGATTGGCAATCCGTCGCCCGCCTCATAGATGCCCGCGCCCGCCTCAATTGCCCGCAGCCTTTCCGCGTGCGTCTCCGCGTCCGATTCCCAGTCGAGGTAGAGCACCGGCGCTCGTGCCGGCGCCGGACCGCCAAAGATGTTAACTCCGTGGGCAACTGCCACCGCAAGCGCCAGGCCGAACAGCGATTTACCGGAACCTCCATCTGCGAACAGTACCGTAGGGCCGCCGTACTCAATCCACGGGTGATAGAGCCAGCGCGTCCCCTGGCGGTCCGGAACGGTGTGCAATTCCACGACCGGTTCGCCCTCGCGGTAGTGCTGAATCGCATCGTGACAGAGCAGTGTAAGCACGTCCGCCCATTCGAGATCATCCTGTTTCACCTGTAGCGACCGCGAGAGGGTGGTGTGAGCCTGCGCCGATAGTAGGTTGAGCTTTGTCTGACTCAGGATTCCCGGATGTGGCTGCCGACTCGTCTCGACTATCACCTCGGCTGTTAACTCGCCGCCGCGCGCTTCGTGGAAGCGGTCAAATGTGATCTGCCATTCCTGCCGAGCAGAGCAGTAAACCGAACGGTCGGGTTCGTAGGTCGTCAAGACGCCAGCAAGCGCATTCACGCATCGGCACCTCTCAGCAGTTGGCGCTCTCGCTTGGCAGGCAGAGACTTGGGCTTGGCAACTGTCCGAGAAACTCGGACAGTTGCCGGCTTCGGCACCCACGGCGCCGGCACGCCAACAGTCCGATGACACCCGCGGCAGTGAGGGTTACCGTCCATGTCGTACGCTGCGTCGCCACTGGCTTGCACGACCACGCCGCAGATGCATTCCCGGATCGTGGCGAGCGTCTCGGCCTCCGAGAACATCGACGCCGGTGCGGAGAGTCCGCACCGGCAATGACGGTGAGCCGCCGTAGCAGGCGCCGCGGCGGTTGGTGTCAGCGGGAAGACTACTGAGTGTTCGGTCACTGTGCGCCGTTCGCCTCAAACCGCTCAACGTCAAAGCGTCCGAATCCCTGGGAACGCAGCGCCCCGAGTCCATTTTCCTCGGCATGATTCCAGATCTCTGGCCAGTCGGCCGGCTTGATCTCGTCATGCAACACGATCACCTCGAACTCAATCCGTGGACGTTCCACGAACTCGATATAGGTCAGATTCGATTGCGGCCCTTTGGGCCCCGAGACGTGACCGATGAATAGCTCGATACCACTCGGTTCCCTGAGGTGCCCGATAGTCACTGATCCGCCGTCGAAGTAAATCCGATCCGGATTGACGAATACGCGCTCAGCGAAGAACGAGCGTGGCCCCTTCTTGGTTACGCCCCAGCGCTGTCCGGCGAAGAGGATGTTGACCGACTCCTTTAGCATCGCCTTGACCTGACGCGACTCGAGAAACAGACCACCGGTATCGCGTTTGAAGCCGTTGGTCTGCTTTTCGCCCGCAATGTCTGCGAGCGCCTTTTCGGCGTCCTCCTCGGCAATGGACACGTCGTGCCCCAGTTCGCTGAGCGTGCGCCGGACCATCAGCGCAAAGTCGCGCCCCTGGTCCGTGCCGATACTTTTCTTGATCCAGCCCTCAATGATCTTCGGGTCTTTCGGTACGCCGCCCATCAAGCGGTCCCGGATTTGCAGCGTGGCGTGGTAGCTGGTGAACGTTGTCGAGTCCTGTTTGAAGATGCCCATGATGTCTGTCCTTTCGTGCGGTCGTTAAGTAACGGGTTGTGGGGGCCCGGTCCGAGTTGGGGCGTCGTTTGGTACTGTGCTGGCCCGCGCTGACCTGGGTCGTGCTGGGATGGCAAGTCGAAATGTTGTGGGTCGGGTAGCCAGGGATTGAGTAGTCGAAGCGGGGAGAGCCGGTGTGCTGAGGCGCGAGTGGAGACGGTTGGTCGAAGCGAAGGGCGCAGTGGTGGGAAGAAGTGACGGGTCGAAGTGAGTAGGCCAGGGATGTGCCGGCGTGGCAGGTCGAAGAGGCTAGGAGCGGAACGACTGGGGCAGACCTGGACCGGGACGTCGAAGAGGCACGATCTGAGCCGGATCGGATGGTCGCAACGTGATGGGAAGCGACCGGACTGAGCCGAGCTGGCATGTCGAAGAGCGCGGCGCTGGGCCGGACTGGGGGGACACGGGCCGTGTAGGACCGTCGCAGCGGGTCGGCCAGGGATGAATCGGCGTGACAGGTCGAAGAGAACGGTGCGGATCTGACTGGGCGTGGGCTGCTGAGGACAGGGGCGAGCTGTCGAATAGGCCAGCGGAGAGCAGTCCTGGTATGCGGTGAATAGTCGATTAGCGGCATGATTAGGCAGCCTCGCCGCGTACAATGCTGGTCCATATCTGCGTCAGCTCGGACCCGTTGAACCTTTCGCCGATCGTTTGCCCGCCTTCCAACCGAGCCTTAATTGAACGCAGGAACGAGACCGTTTTCAGTTCCGTGTAAGCCCGCTGTTCCCGTTCGGCGATGGCAGCGTCCAGGTCTTGAATGGTCATATCCATCAACTTCAGATGTCGGTCGCCGATGTGCTCCAGCCACGCATCCCAGCGGGAACGCTTGGTAAGCTGTTTCGGATCGTCCGGCGCTTCGTCATGCGAGACGGTCATGCGACTTGCGGCAGCCACCCGCTGCGCCGACTGGTAAGCAACCGTGTAGACCATCATGCCGATCGCCTCCTTGAGGAACTTCGCATCGTTCATCAAGTCATCGCGTACCCGCCGCGCGATCGTCGGTAGCTGTACCGAATCGTTCAGTGCATACTCTGCCTCCATCACGTTCTTGACCTTGTTCGTAATGCGGACCTTGACCGGGGTAATACCGTCGTTCATGGCGTTCTCCTTTTCAGCCTGCTACCCCATCCCCTTCGGCCTGCCGGTCGAGTGCCGCCGGCTCCACGTCCGCCCGCGTTTCAACGCCCGCAGCCGCTCGTCACGCGCCGCCACGGCGGCCCAGTCGATGATGATCACCGGTACCCGCGGTAGTGTGGGCGCCGACTCGAACGTTTGCCAGCCCGCCAGCCAGGCCTCATAGCCGGGATCGTCAGGTTGCATTCTGTAATCCGGCTTGTTCATAGCTGCCTCCTAGCGGTCGCTGCTACCCGTGGCTATGGTTGCCGGCTCCATGTCGAACACTTCCTGGCTGAGGCGCTTAGCGGCAATCTCGCAGTACCGCTCTTCGATCTCGATGCCGACGGCGCGGCGGCCCAGATCCTTTGCTGCGCGGAGCGTGGTCCCGCTGCCCATGAACGGGTCGAGGATCATCTCGCCCGGATCGCTGAACAGCGACACCAACTCACGCATAAGAGCCAGAGGCTTCGGACATGGATGATCTGGTCGCGCCTCCTTGCCCTTGACGGTGTTGTATGTCCAAAGGGCAGCACGGCCACCGCCATTCCAGCGCATTGCTCCCTGTGCGTGGACGATAGTGCAGGGCTCAAAGCCCACGGAGGGCCTATCACCGGAGAACTGTGGCATGGCGTCCGGCTTCACCCAGGCACCGGTTCGCACGTAGCGCATACCGACGACCTCGAGAGTGGAACGCCAGCGGTGGGTGCTCTCGGCATCGGAGAACACCACGGCCCAGCGCCTAGTTAGCCGCGCGAACTCCACGGAACACGGCTCAATCAGCTCGTCAACCTCACCGATGAATCCTGCTGCCAGCTTCTCAATCGACGTGCTCGAATACTGGTCATTCCGAATGCCCAGCAACGCCCCGACTCTTGGATCGGACACGGGAGAATGGCGGGGCTGGCCCTTGTGGACTTTCGCAGACGGATGTGGATGCCTTAGACGTGCGTACACGTCGCGTGCATATGGTGGGTCAGTCAGGATGTGATCTACTGGCTCGAGCTGCGGAAGAAAATCTCTACAGTTCCCGTGGTAGATGGTGATACCGCCCTGGTCGTAGTACGGCGTCATTGCCCGCCCTCGTGCTGCGTGATGCTCACAGGTCTACTCCTGCCCGCTCGGCGAGCACTCGGAACGCGAACGCGGCGCACTGCGGCACGACGGCGTTGCCGAGCGCTCGGAGCTGGTCAACGCGATATCGGGGTTCGCCCAGTCCGGATGCAGCCCCATCAGCCAGGCCACGAAGCGAGGATTGAGGCGTGCCGCCGGAGTCGGCTTCGGCACCATATATTCCAGACTCGTTGGATATGTCTTGCCCTTGACCTTGCTTGACGTGCCGGGTTCCACTCGCGGTGTTGGCCAGAGCCGGCGCGAGTTCGGGCCAGCGTTCGAGGACGGCAGCCCATCCGGCGGCATCGCTTGGGCGTGGTGGGAAAGGTCCGATGCTCGCCGCCTGCCCGCGCTCGGCTTGTAGCCGTCCACCGCTTTCGGCGTCGCCCATCGTGGCGCTTGCCTTCCGAGTAGCCCGTTCGTCGGTGCGTTCTCCGATGGGCTCGTGCCGTCCTTGTGGTCGCGTGATGTCGGCGTCGCCCACGCCGCCGCTTCGCCCGCTAGCACCCGCCCGTGCGTCGTGCCGTGCGATGGCGCTGGCTTTGTGGTCCGGTTCTCGCTCATGCTGCTGCGTGGCGTCGACCAGAGTTTCGCCACGTTCTCTAGGCCGATCTGCCGCTTCTTGCCGTCCGGAGTCATGCCCGTGGGCGACGTTCCCGGCGTATTGATCCGTCCGCCGTTTGGAACGTTCGGCGTAGGCCAGAGTTGTGTTCTGAGGTCCGGACCGCAGTCTCCATGTCCCCCCGATCCATTCGTGATCGCACTGCGTGCCGTAGAGTAGCGCGTCGCTGCATCCCGTCGCCCTGGATCTTCCGCTATCGCCCCGAGATGCCGCGCTGCCCGCGATTGCATCCACCACGGCCGACCGTCGTCCTTCCACGGAGCTGTCTGCGATGTCCCAAGGGCCGCCGTTGCGGTAGGCCAATATGAAGACTCGTTCTCGTAGCTGTGATGCGCCGACTTCCGCCGCCGTGAAACAGCCCCATTCCGCAGCGAACCCCATTTCGGCCAGGTCACTGAGGACGAGTTCCAGTCCTCCCCCAGTAATGAGCCCTGGGACGTTTTCCAGGAACACGAACCGCGGTCGAACGTCGCGAATGATTCCCGCGATGGCCGGCCAGAGCCAGCGCTCGTCTGCGGTTCCGGCTCGCTTGCCAGCGACGGACCACGGCTGACAGGGGAAGCCTGCCAGGACGATATCCACGACGCCACGCCACGGTCGGCCGTTAAAGCTGTACAAGTCATCCCAGATAGGAAACGCATCCAAGGAGCCGTCTTGCTGACGCGCGACCAGGACCGCGGCAGCAAAGACTTCGATCTCAACTGCACAGACAGTCCGGTAGGCATCTCCGAGGGCCAGCTTGAGCCCGAGGTCAAGTCCGCCAATACCAGCGCAGAGTGAGAGCCCACGGATGGGATGTACAGCCACATTCACTGCGTCTCCGTGTACGCTGCCAGCGCCGCGCGGACGTGTCCCGAGGTTGTGCCGAACTTGGCGGGAGAAAAACTGGTATAATAAGAGCGAGGCGCGTGCTTGTGACACGCCCTCGCCCCGACACCGAAGAGGTGACTTCGATGCGCCCTCAGTGTATCTGTTCCAACTGTGGTCTGAGTAAGCCCCATCACGCTCGGGGGATCTGCAAGGCTTGCTATGACCGCGCCCGCCTTGTCGCCCATCCCGATGCTCGCCGCGATTATTTCGCCGCCTACCGTGCGACCCATCCAGACGAACGACGGGCCTATTACGTCGCTCATCGCCAGGAGGTGTGTGCCCGAAGCACAGCTCGCCGTGTCGCTCTGCGCGATGAAGCGTTGGCTTATGGCGTCGCTTATTACGCGCGGCATCGCGCGGAGTTTGCCGCATACTCTGCGGCGCATCGGGGGGAAGAGCGCGCTCGTCGTGCTGCACATCCTGAGATAGGCCGAGAACAACGCCACCGACGCAGGGCCAGCCTTCGTGTGGCTTTCGTCGCACCCGTCTATTTTCTGGACATTTGGGAACGTGACAAAGCCGTCTGCGGTATCTGTCATAAGCGAGTGCCCCGGAAGCTTGCGAGCTTGGACCACATTCTGCCCATAGCCTGCGGCGGCACTCATGAACCCCGAAATGTGCGCTTGGCGCATCGCCGGTGCAACTTCAAGCGCCAGCATCGCGGCGCTGCCCAACTGCGGTTGATTGGCTAGCATTGGCGCGGTCATAACTTTGCCCTCTTGGCTTCGTGCTGAAGTGCCCGCCGGATTTGTCCTGACCTCGTCCCAAACTTCGCAGCGATGCTCATCACGTACTGCCGAACGGTGGTCACCTTCACGCCCATGCTGCGAGCGATCGTGCCGGTGGATTCGCCCTGCCAGAGCAGTTCGAGTACGCGCTTCTCACGCTCGGCTAGCTCCGGCGGGTGCGTGAGTGCGCTGGTCCGATCGCGGTACGTCGTCATGGCGTGTCCTTGTTGCGGAGCGGCGCCGGCGGATCGTATTTGCTGCAGGCGATGTTCGTGCAGACGTTTTCACCGCGGGCGGTGTCGCGCGTGAGCCCACGGCCGCAGACGTAGCAGTAGTCGTAATAGAGGATTGGCTTCACGGCAGCTCCTCCACGGTTACGGTGATCCCCGCCACATCAGCGCACTGCCCGGCGCCATGCCCCCTGTGCCGTTCTATTTCGACCGGACCTAGCTCCAAGTGATCCGCCGAATCTCCGGCGATAATCCCGGCAGCTATCAAGCTGTCGATTAACGGCTTTGCCGCATAAATTGCGTTGCCCACGTCGATCGGGCAGTACACATCTTTGCCCTGCGTCCGGCAGTACACCCAGCGCATGGAGAGCCGCGCGTGCTCCATCGGCGTGAATCGCGTATACAACTCGCCGCGTGCTGCCGCTGCTAGCAGCCGGCAGTCCTCCCGGTAACGCTTTACCGCCTTGCTGTGCGTGGCCCAGTGCCCGTACGAGCCGTTGCTAGAGAGCGCACGCGGCGGCAGCGGCAGCAGGGTGGTGATGATTCTCAGTGGGGACTCACTCGAACCACACATAGTCGTAATCTTCTCCGAGCCAAATCCCGTACACGTCCACACGGTCGGTGTCGGCTTCAAACCACCAGGCGGCGCCGGTGTCCTCGCACGTCAGCGTCAAGCCGGCGTTGACCAGGTGGACCGTCTGCCCGAGGTGCGTCACCGAACACGCCGCCGTGCGGCCCGCCGTGACGGTCGTGCCGGTAGCCGTTGTGCAGCACTGAAAATAGCTCGTTACCCTCGTGTATCCGTCTGCTCGTGCTTTCGGCGCCGGGAGGGCAGCGGCAATCGAAAGCATCACCGCTGCGCCAACCCCCAGCGCCTTGCGCCGCGTCAAACGTGCCTCCAAGTCTTGCCATGAATCACGTTATAAATGGCCGTAGGACCCACGCCGAACGCATTGGCTATCTGTTTCTGAAACTCTCCTTTCGCTACGCGACTCCGAATCTCGCGTACCGCACCCTCGGTAAGTTTTGATGAAACGTGATTTTCACCGCGTGGTAACCGCTCGGGGTGTAAGTGATTACCGCTGTTATTGCCGCGTGGTCGTCGTTCAGGATGCGTGCGACTACCATGTCGCTCTCCGCGTGCTAGGCACTCGGGGTGTAGGCGACTACCGCTTCTATTTCCGGTAGCGGATCGTCCCTTCGCGGTCATATCGCGATTGTTGTCGGCGACGGTTCCCAGAAACAGATGATTCGGTCGCACGCATGGCGGGTTGTCGCAGTGGTGGCAAACGCAGAAACCGGAAGGGATGGGGCCGAATGTCAACGTCCAAGCAATTCGGTGCGTCCCGGTCTTGCGGCCGGTTCTACCGTCTCGGGCCTGCCCATAACCGCCGGTGGCTTTGCCGCCCTGCCATTCCCAACAATCGGCCGAGCGTTTGACCTTAGTCCAGAAGTTGGCAGTTGTGTCGGTCATCAGACCTGCACCGCGCGGTCTGTCCGGTACTTCGACGGCACTAGCAACGTCGGCATCTCGCGCGCCGCCGTATTGGCGCACTTCGTCGAACAGTAAAGTCCACTGACCGCGCAGTGTGCCCAGCCGGCGCGACCGATGCGCTGCCCACAGAGTTTGCAGACGGCCCATTGCGCGGCGGCGGCTGATAGCGGGATGCGACGTAACGATTGGGGGTGGGCATCTTGGTATGAAGTGGTCATGCTGTCATCCTTTCGACGGGCTGTACGTGCCCCCACGACTTGCCGTCGCGAATAAACCCGACCGCTCTGCGCGAGACGCTGTAGCGCCGGGCCAAATCGCCCATACTTACGAAGCCGAATGAAGACTTCATTTCGGCGACTTGCTGGGCCGTGAGTTTGGCGGCCCCGTTGCGTTCGCCGCGTGCTAGCCGGTCGGGGTGGGTGCGCGCTCCGTTGCGCTCACCGAGAGCGCCGCGACCCTTTAAGGCCGAGTCACGATTGTTATCCGCCCGTGTACCGATGAAAAGATGGCCCGGTCGGCAGCACGGGGGGTTATCGCATCTGTGAAGTACGCATAGGCCAGGTGGTATGGGCCCACGGGCCAATTCCCAAGCAAGCCTGTGAGCCTTCACATGTTTTCCACCCCAGTGTGACTGGCCATATCCCTTCGACGTTCGGCTCGCCTGCCATTCCCAGCAAACCGGCCCACATTCAACATTCGCCCAAAAGGCCGCGGACGTGTTCATCGCGCCCGGCCTCGCTTTCCGTCCACCGGGTCACCGCCGGTGACCGCTACCAGCTCGCCCTGTTCCTCGGCAGCATCCATCTCCGCGTCCTCAGCGGCGTCTCGTGCCGCATCCCTGGCGGCTTCCTCGTCGGCGTCGATGCCATCGGCGTTCGGCACGTGCTTGCGGTCCTGCAGCAGCTTCCGCGCCTCGTCCCATGAGTGAGCGTTGACCCAGAGCTGCAGACTTCCGCTCACGACCGGACTCAGACCAAGCGCGTTAGCAATCTGGTGCGGCGTGGTCAGTCCCCGTTCGCGCGCCACGGAGGCGAACAGCGCGCGAGCGGCGGCGGTCTCAGCCGGCGGGTACAGGTGATCCGCATTGGCCGGCGGGTGCTTCAGGTCCTGCACGCGGCTGAGGCTCAGCGGCTTCTCGACCTTCGGAATCGCCGCTGATTGGGGCATCTTAGCCGCCGGCTTGTTTCCGTTCGTGGACGGTTCAACCGCTGGCGCTTCGGTGGGAGCTGCGGCTACGACGTCAGCGCCGGAGTTGAGCCAGGTCAAGAGCGCGTCGGCGATCGCGGCGTCCGGCTTACGAATCACTTGGTCAGACAACGCCGGGATCCGGCTCTTGGTGATGATCAGTTTGTGCTCGGTGTCGAGCTCGCCCACGAGGGTGAACTCGTACTCGATCTCACCTCGCTGGACCGGAGCCATGCCGACTTTGCGGGGGACCATCTTGCCGTTCTTGTCGGCCTCCATGATGTACTCGGTTTTCGAACGCATCGTCGCGATAATGTGCGCGGTCGAACCGAGCATCGAATCGACCAGGTGATTCTGGATAGGCGTCACGTCGCGCCAGGCGGTGAACTTGTTTCCCGCCCGGTTATCGGCACGGGCCGCGGCGTTGTCTACCAACTCAAGTGCGCCGTCCTTGCCAATCCACGCATGGGAGAGGCTGTCGATCACGATGGCCGCGTAGCCCGCCGCTTCGGCCGCGTGGATGGCGTCGATGTAGCGGTCTGGGTGAAAGCTGCTCAGTTCCAGCACGTCGAACGCAAACGTGTCTGCGTAGAGCGACGCTGAACCACGCTCGGTATCGATTACAGCCACGCGCCCGCCGACTGCCTCAGCGAGCCGCTGAGCGATGACCAGGGCGGTGTACGTCTTGCCGCTGCCGGTCGGACCCACGAGGGCCAGCCGCAGTTTGCTTTTCGATTTGGTCGCTTTCTGGAATGGGTTGCTCATTTCGTCGTCCTTTCGGTGTATTGCCGGTCGTGTTGCCGGCAGTAGGTTGTCAGTGTGAGTGACCAGCACTCCTGGCGGCCGCATCGGTGCCATGCTCCGAGCCGCGCCAGTATCTGGTCCCGCCGTGCCTGTCGGTTTTCACGTCGCTGGATGGCGGTAGCGCCTATCAGGGCGCCGACGATTAGCAAAAGCCCGAACGCGATCATGCGTCCCTCCGAGCACAGGCAACGTGCCGAGCCTGCTCTGGATTCCGGGACACGTACGCACGTTCCCCTGGCGGGATTGTGAGCGAGCACACGAAGCAGACCCGTGACGCCCAGAGTTGCTTTAAGCGCCCCCGGCGGTAGCGCGGCGGTGATTGTGCCGTCATTGCGCGTTTCTCCTGGCGCAAGCTTCGTGCCGCGTTGCGCCCCACGGAGACGCGTACACCCGGTCGCCCGGCTGGATTACGGTCCGGCAGACGTAGCACACTCGGGGTAGTTTGACTGCCGGGGTCCATTGGAAGGTCATTACGTGGCCTCCCGGTTGAGCCGGCGTGTTGTGCGTTCGGCGCATTCCTGGGCCGTGCGCCTGGACTGGTGTAGCGACGGGCAACAAAACCGATCGTTATAAAGGCCCTCGCCCACAATCCCGCGCCATTGCTCTGTCGCCGCATCGTGGACTGTGCGGACGAAGATCCACCCGCCGTGGTCCTGGTGGGTTGCCGATTGTGGTAAGCTATCCATGTCAGGTTCTTTCCTCTCTGAGCGGTCTAGCTGTGCGGCTAGGCCGCTTCGGTTTTCAGTGACTCGCTGATTTCGTTCTCGCGGATCTCGGCCGCTTCCAGCCGTTGCAGGTCGTGTACGAGCGCGATTGCGAGCCGTTCGTCCCGTTTGATCACGATGATCCGGGCCATGCCTCGGCTGATGCTCCGGTCTCTTGCCGTTGGTAAATGATTCATTGCACACTCCGTTGAGCCGAGAACGGCCCCCTGGTTTTGGTCTGCCGCCGGATGAGCCGCGGTCGGTCCGATTCGTAGCTGGACCGCAGTTGCCCGACCGCCAGCTCCAGGTCACGCCGGCGTACGAGCCGCTGATCGCCAAAGCGCACCGTGGGGACATCGCCCGTCCGAATCCGCCGGTACATGGTTGCCTCGGAGACGCTGCACAGCGCAGCCGCTTCCGAAATGCGTAGGAGCATCCGGGCTTCGATTGGCACGGCGTTGTCGGTCATGCCGTTACCCCGTCAGGCCATGTCTTGCGCCCCGGATTGGGGTCGTAGCGGCTGCGCCATGTCTCCAGATAGGTTCTGTCGAACATCCAGACACCGAACGCTTTGACGCCACGAAGGTGGCCATCTCTTTGCAGGCGTTCCACTGACCGCTGGTGGATATTCAGAAACGTGGCCGTCTCCCGTCGATCCAGGTAGTCGGAGAACAGCGGTGGGGCCGCGTAGGCTGCGTCATAGTAGGTTTTTGTCACTTGCGCCACGCTTCCGCCACCGGTTGCCCGGTCACCAGCCCAACGAGGCGGTCGTAGGCTCGCTGATACCGGACATAGCGCCGGTCGAACGGTAGCCAGCCGGCCAGCTTGTAGGAGAGCGTCACCACGCGAGTGAGCACCAGGTCACGCCGCCGACTGCCCAGATCCTCGAACGCTGACGGGATCCAGTGCGTCTCCATGTAGTACTTCACGCATACGCGCCCGTCGTAGTTCGCCCACGAGCCGCAGTGCGGGCAGCGGTTGCCGGTAGAGATCGGCGGACTGAAAATCTGTGTGGTCATGCCGGCACCTCACGCCCGTGTGGACGGCTTCGCCCGCGCTGTCGCTCCACGCACGCCAGCCGATCGGTGCAGAGCACGATGACCTCGCCGGGGCGGTCCCAGGCGTTCTCAAACTCCGAGACGCCGAGGCTCGTGTGCTGGCAGTGCTCGCACGTCTGTCCGACTATTAGAGTTCGGGTTGCGGTGGTGGTTGTCATCGTGTCGCCCCCTGGGAGTTCAGATGCGGTTTAACACCGGGAAACTGCCATGCGTACCAGCAAGCGCCGCATGCAAATTCGTAGGTGCCACGTCCTTCGCGGCGAATCAGCTTCATGAATGGGTCTGGCAATCCGCAGGTGTGGCAGCGGTCCCATGCTTGCCGTTTCTGACCGATGGTCGGGGGTCGGGTTGCGGTTGTCGGTGTGGTCATCGTCGTAGAACCTCCGGAGCGTTAGCGAAACAAGCGACGTGATAGTAGTAATCCCGCTTCTGGTAATAGATGCCGACGCCCCGACCAGCGGGTATAAACGCGCCGCACTCGGTACACGGATGACCTTCCCGCTCTGGCTCCGAACTGCAGCCGTGCCTGTAAAGCCATTCCTTCGCGCGTTGCCGCTGTTGGAAGTCCGCCTCGTCGTGTCGGGCCGCAGTTGCGATTGTCGGTGTGGTCATCGTGTCGCTCCCTCTGGAACTTGCTGATTGTGCGCTAACTCCTTGCTGTTAGCAAGGTTCGGAGTTACAAAAAAGGGCGGGTCGCGCATGAGCTTATCCAGCGCAATTCGTACTGCGTGACTACGATTCAGGCCGAACCGCCGGCTCATATCACCAAGGAATGCGTCCTGCTCAGCCGAAATCACCACGGTTCGCCTGACTTCCGCCATGTCTAACCTCCTGTCCTTTCTAATAGTAAGCTTCGTTCATACCATTGTCAAGAGGTATTTAGGTTATTTTGGCCCAAAGTATGAAATCATCTTACCGACAGCAAGGGAGAAGTCGGGGATGGTTTGCGTGACTGATAGTGATGTCGGACCTCGTATTCGCGACACGCGCAAGGCGCTGCATATGAGCCAGGAACAGTTCGGGGCGCTGGTGAGCCTCTCGGATAGCTACATCTCTCAGATCGAGACGAACAAGAAAAGGCCGACCCCCGAGACGCTTGAAGCGATCAGCAAACGGACTGGCTTGGATTACGAAGAGCTGTTGCGACTAGCCCACTATTTGCCTGCAAGCGACGACGAAGACGCCGCCTTAGCAGACCCCGAACTAGACCTGCTCTTCAACCAGCTTCGCACCGCAGACCTGCCAGAGACTGACCTCATGTACGTCAAGGAGACGATTCGGCTCGCGCTGAAGATTCGCCGGGAACGTGCCGCACAGTCCGAGTCGTGACCTGGCGCTCGCCCGATGCCGACGCATGGGTGTCTCGGCTCGGCCTCGTGGTGATCTGGCGCGACCTGCAAGAACTCGACGAGCTGATAGTGCCGCCAGTGATTGCGCTACGAGCCACCACAACGGCCCCTGAGCGTCGCTGGCTAATCTTCCACGCAATTGCCCATCTCCGGCTGCACACGGGTAACCAGCTTTATCTGGTGCGTTCCGGCGACAGCGTGCGACTCGCCAAGCAAGAGCATCAGGCCGAAGTGTGGACAGCGCGGCTACTTGTACCGGGTTGCGAGTTAATGGCGGCAATTGCCGACGGATTGGCCGGTGACGAGCTGGCGGAGATGTTTAGCGTTCCGGCCGCAGGCATTGCTTTGGGGATAGGGCTACTGTAATGCGCAACCCACAAGGTGAAGGCTCAAAAATCCGGCAGCGGCCCGACGGACGGTACACCGCTTCGATTCGCATCGGTGACGGCCGGCGCAAGTCCGTCTACGGCCGCACCTATAATGAAGCGCGGTCGAAGCTGGCCCGCGTGCGTGACCAACGCCGGCAGCATGTGCCGGTGCCATCCGAGCGGCTGAAACTCAGCACGTACCTGGACGAATGGCTGGCGGGCAAAGCGTCGGAGATCCGTCCTGGCACCTACGCGCCGTACGAGTCGCATATCAGGCTGCATCTGACGCCGCAACTCGGCAGCATCGTCCTGGTGAGGCTTGAGCCGGGGCACGTACGCCGGTTGTACGCCGGGCTGGTTGCCGGCGGCATGTCGCCTACAACCGTGCGCCGCGTCCACGCGGTACTGCGTCAGGCGCTGCAGCAGGCGATGCGCGACGGACTGGTATCGCGCAACGTCGCCGCCCTGGTGCGCCCTCCACGGGCTGCGGCCTTCACGCCGGTGGGGCTATCACCCGAGCAGGCGCGGGCTTTCCTCGCAGCGGTGGCCGGTGACCACCTAGAGGCGCTGTACTGGCTCCTGCTCACGACAGGGTTGCGTGAAGGCGAACTACTAGCGCTCAAATGGTCGGACGTCAATCTGGACGGCACTCAGCTCGCGGTACGGCGCACGCTTCGAACACGGGGTGGTGAGCAGTTCCTCGAGGAACCGAAAACGGCGAGCTCGAAGCGTGAGGTGATGCTCACCGGGCACATGGTTGATTTGCTGCGCCGCCACCGCGCCGCGCAACGCGTGCAACGTCTGCGCGTGGCCGACCTATGGCAGGACCAGGACCTCGTATTCTGCGATGGCGTTGGCCGGCCGCTTTCACCCTACCGTCTGCTCCGCACGGAGTTCCGCGGTCATCTGCGGCGGTTGGGTTTGCCGGCAGCGATGCGTCTGCACGACCTCAGACACGCGTTCGCGACGATGCTGATCGCGGACGGCGTGCCCGTCTCGACCGTATCCAGCATCCTCGGGCATAGTAGGATCAGCACGACACTAAACGTCTACGTGCATCCCTCGACCGGGCAGCAGCAGCGGGCGATAGACGCGCTGGATCGGCTGCTACCGGGGGCAGGTGGTGGTCAAGATGGTTGTACAAGTTCGGGTGAAACGGTCCAACACGGTTGATTTCACGCCTACATGAGCCGGTAGCACAGCGGCAGTGCAGTGGACTTTTAACCCGAGCCGCGCGATTGTCACGTTCCGTCAGCGCCAGTCCCCACCACGCTACGCCTGTCACTACATTTATATAGGACCGCGCCGCACTGCGTTATGCACGCTACGGCGGTCATGCCCGGTCCGGGTCGCTCACGGCGTGGGGGTCAACATGGGGGTCAGACGCGGGCATCGGGATGAGCCACACAGAAATAAATGCACAAACAAAAGAGCCGACCCGATTAGGGACCGGCCCTCAGCCGCATTGGCTCGCACCCGGCGGCTCGCGTGCGAGCTTCGGAGGGATTGTAGCAGGTCTACGCCAGCGTCGGCTCGACGTGCACGATAAAATTAACGCCGTTCCCGGTCGGCCATTCCTGCTGCGGCGACGTGCCGCCGATGTTCGGCTTCCAACTAAAGGCGTAGTATCCGGCGGTGGCCGTGTCGCCGGTCACCCAGTTGACGCCGAGTTGTAGATTGCCGTTGCCGTCATTCTGCGCGACCGCGGCCCTATCTGCTATAAGCGTCGAGCCGGCCAGATTGCCGCCAGCGTCGCACGGGTCCGCCCGTACCGTCGTCGTGGTGCCCGCAACCCAGGGGACCGCCACGCCTTTGCCGTCCGTGACGGTAACTCTCAATGTGGGGAGCAAACTGTTCTGTCGGATCGCGAAACCTATGGCCATGCATCACCCCGCTACCAATACCAGTGTACGCTTCCCGGCGTCGGTTGCTGTCGGCGTCCGCGAGCCAGCATCGACAGCCATGAGGATTCGTCGCCCGTCGTCAATCGCGGTCAGCATCCGCGTTCCTGTGTCGGCGGTTATAAGCATCCGTTGGCCGTTGTCAATTGCGGTCAGCGTGATCGGCTCTAGGATTGGCGGAACCACGAACAGTTGTATAGACAGCGTGGTTTGCGCCGCTGTCCGCCCAGAGATGCGCCCGGCGAGTTGGGCACTGAGCGCCGCCACGACCTGCAGGAACGTTGCCAGCCGCGCCGTACCCGCCGCCGTTATCGCCAGCGCAGTCTGGACGGGCTTCACCGACGCTTGCGGCAGCGCGGTTGCGGTGATGCTGGCACTGAGCGCTGCGCCGGCTCGTGCGAGTCCCGCCATCCGGACCGCGCCGAAAGTGACCGTTATCGTCGCCCCCGAGATAGCCGCCTCGGTTACTGAGGTGGCGCCGGTGACCAGAGCGCGTAGCAGTCCCGACAGCGCCGTCGCCGTGCTCGCGGAGCCCGTGCCCCGCGCGGTTGCGGTTGCCGCTGCTGACAATGCCGGGCGCTCGGTTGCGCCGGCTGTCAGTCTGACCAGCTCGGTCGCGCTGGCCGCGAGCGCCGCTTGCTCTATCGCCGCTCCGGTGAGACGCGCCGTTGTCGTGGCCTGCTGGGCGGTCGCCGGAGTTTCGCCTGCCTGTCCCTGCGGTCTGGCTGGCGCTGCCAGTAGTCCGCTCAGTGCAGCCGCTAGTCGCGCGGCCCCGACGGCCGAGGCAGCCTGTGCAACGATTGTCAGGATCGCGGCGGTAGTGACGCCCATCGTTGCGGCGCCACGAGGGCGGGCCGTCTCAGTTGCGGTTGCTGAGAGTGCTGGTTGCTCGGTCGCGCTGCCAGTCGGACGGCTCATCTGTGTAAGCGTGGCGCTCAGCGCGGCGGCGAGCCGGCTGGCTCCCACGAGCTGCGCCGCCTGGCAGACGATCGTGGTAAGCGCGGCGAGCGTCCCGGCCGCGGTCGCTGCACCGACAGGCCTCGCGGTTGCTGTCGCCAAAGCTGATAGCGCTGGCTGGTCGGTCGCTTTAGCAAGCGGTCGTGCCGTCGCCGTCCCTGCGAGGCTTAGCGCCGGTTGTTCGATTGCGCCGCCGAGTGGGCGTGCCGTCTCGGTTAGCGACTGCGCCAGCGCTGGTTGCTCGGTTGCACCGCCGGTCGGACGGGACGTCTCTGTGAGCGTAGCTGCGACTGCGGGCTGGTCGGTAGCTCGGACGAGCGGACGGACGGTAGCCGTAGTAGTCGGGGCGGAAGCCGGAGTCTCGGTTGATGCTCCGAGAGGTCGGGCAATCTGCGTCAGCACGGCACTTAATGCGGCTGCTAGTCGTGTGGCTCCGACAGCCTGGGCCGCCTGAAACGCAACGGTCAGGATACTCGTAAGCGTGCCCGCGGCCGTCGCCGCGCCGGTGGCCCGTGCAGTCTCCGTTGCCGTAGCTGTTAGCGCTGGCTGTCCGGTTGCTGCCCCGAGTGGCAGGACGGTAGCCGCACCAGCGGGACTCAGCGCTGGTTGCTCAGTCGCCGCGCCGGTCGGGTTGCTGGTGAGCGTCTGTGTCGCGTCTACGGCTGGCTGCTCGGTAGCGCTGCCAGCACCCAGAGCGGGCTGGCAGTTGACCGTAAGCGTCGTGGTAGTCGAGGCCGCCGTAACCAGAATCGAGATCGCCTCGCCAGTCGAACTGGCACTGAAACTAACTAACTCGGTGCCTGATGCTCCGGCCGCACCCAACAGTAGATGC